GTGAGGCAGATATGGACCCCTCGCGACCTGGGGAGATACCCCCCACCCCCGCTTGTCAAGGGGTTGACTCTGCCGGCGGCGTGTGATACGGCGAGTGTTTCCGCTGGTCAGATGGTTGGGCCGGCGCTTTTGTGGCCCGGGGGGTTGGTCGCGGGTTTGGCGGGCTGTGTGTCGGGTGGCACGGGAAGGGGTGGAGCGTCTGCTACAGTCGTGTCCATTGGTCCGAACGGCGGGCCACTAGGGAACGGAGAACCCTCGAATGAACGCACGTGACGAACTGAACGCGATTGCCACGCAACGGGGCTGGACGGTTGCCGATAGCGCTAGCGGGTTGGTTGCCTACACACGGGGCACGGTGGAGCTGAGCGTCTACTACGGGGCACGGGGCACGGTTCTCGGCGGGTCACGCAATGGGGTTGTGATTGGCCCACGGGGCAAGCGTGAGATTGTCGCGGGCTGGTTGTCCGAGTCGGTGGAGCTGGACACGGACACGGTGGACGCCGAACCGGCCACGGTGGAGAACACGAACCCCGAGCCGACACATGTCATCGCTTGTCAGGTGGATCAGGATCACGTGGATTACTACGCAATCAACACGGAGACGCGCGACACGGTTGGCGGGCCATTCCCTACACGTGACGCTGCAAACGCGGCTACGGGGCAACTGGACGCCACTACAGGCACGGACGACCTGACGCGTCGATTCCTAGTCGAGACCATCAATCACGGCGACTTCCATTCGGACATTCGGATCCCGCTAGAGAACACGGTTACAGGACGCGTGTCCTATGCGGACGTTTCATCCCTGCTATCCAAGTCGCCGTACTACGCCTATTCCGAGCGGGCCGCATTGAATGTCTACAGGGCGCTACGGAACAACCCGAATGATCCGGCATGGCACGGGTTGGCGCGCTACACGGTGGAGACTGTGGAGCCTATGGCCCCGGTGGAGACAACCCCGAATAATGAATCTGACGATTGGGAAAAAATGAACCTTGCCCGGCCCCGCGCGTTGACTGACGTTATGGAATTCGGCCACCCGATTACGGTTCTGCCGGACGGACGTGTTTTCGACGCTTCACGGTTCGGCGTGGACGCTCCGGAATCCGCGTATGACGGTTCGGACGACGAACACGAATTCGTGCACGTTGAGGGTTGGGAAGAACAGGGTTGGGAATTGCTCCGAAACTGGACGGGGCAATACGGTTACAACGGGCCGGTTATGCATCCGTCTGAATTCATTGGCGGACGGTTGGCCGCACACATTCTGACGAACCCCGGTCACTACGTGGCAATCGTGGTCAACGGAGATGATCCGGACGATGACGAACCCACGGGTTGGGCAATCGCACACAAGAGTCTCGACATGCCCGAATCCGTGGCCTACCAACTGGACGTCCACGGGCAACGGTCGAATGACTTGTTTGTTGCGGCCTATGCGGACGCGTGCGGGAATTCCGGCCCGTACTGGCAACCGTACGTGGACCGGGTTTACGTCCAGATGGACAACGGAGACGAACCCGACATCGAACCGTCGGAACTCATTCAAGAGATTGAGGAAACGGTCCTACGCGCACAATACGGTTTGGTTGTGGTTTGGGATGACGGGCCGAACATTTACCGGGCCGCTGATTTGGACTGGATTCCGAATGACAACGAACCGGGTTACAACATTACGGACCGTCGGAATTGACACTAGGGCTGTAGCGCGTGCTACAGTCATGGCATGACATACACACTCGCAACCGCAACCACCGAGACCACCTACGCAACCTATGAGGACGCGCGCGCGGCCCAACTGACGCACCCCGAACGGGCCGGATCCTCAATCATCCCGAACTGACCAACCCGACGCGGGGGAGTCCATTCAAGCTCCCCCGCGTCACACCACTAGCGAACGGAGATCAGGACAATGGAAATAGCACCAACCCCATACGAAAAAGGATTTGCCCTAGGCAAGAAAAACGGGTCACTGGATCACAACCGGGGCAAGCCTGCACCACATGCCGCGTCCGTGCCCACCGAATACCTGAGCAACACGCCACGGGGCAAAGCATCGGACGGGTGGAGTCACGAGGCACACGATTACGTGAGCGGTTTCCACGACGGGTGGAAGTCGATCAGCGGCCACTAGTCCAGCTCCACGCCAACCAGCCCAAGCAAACCCTAGAACGGAGACAAGAAAATGACCGGATACAATATTGCCCACGGCGACACCAGCGCGGTTCGACTGGACCTGATGAACGATCACGGGACCTACCTCGAAACGATGCGCATCGTTCGCGTGGCGTGGTGGGACGACGATGACAACACGTGGAATGACATTGATAAGGCCGCGTCTCAGTTGCGCGATTACGTGGCGGAGATTCAGGCACGGGCCGATCAGGATTTGCCGGAATTCGGCGAGATCCGTGACGCGGATTTGTCCGGGGTGGACTTCCGAGAACTGATCACGGACGAATTGGAAGAACTGAACATCCAGGATGGACGCGAACGGACCGCCGGACTCTAGCGGGGTTTGCATGATGCACGGGCAACCGTCCGTGTGTCGTGTTGGCCGCTAGAACCAACGGAGAACGGAGAAACTGGGATGACTGAACAGAATGACGGGCAACCGTTCGAAACGTGGACCGTGGGCAATGTGGAGCGTTGCGCGGTCGTCCCGTGGACGGAACTAGACGCGGACGCACGCGACGAATTCGACTACGTGGACGCCGACGACACGTGGACGCCACGGTTCGTGCGCTACCGGGATTCGTGGCATGACTTGAATGACGGGTTCATGCGGATAGTCACGGACGGGCAAACCGCTGGCATGTGGGACACCATTTTGCCCACAGATCACCCGTTGGCCCATTGGTTTGCCATTCAAACCGAATCGCTCGGTTCGGCATTGATGCTCCACGATTGGGAAGAAGATCAGGCCACGTTGGGATACGCGCACACAACTCACACGGGTGGATCATTCAACGTGTTCGGTCACGTGCTGAACACAACGGGCGAATTCGTGGCCGCGTCGATCTGCCAAGATTGCATGTTTGGGGTTGTCAACGCGGATTGGCCCACGATTGGCGATAGCGATAACCCCGACTGGACCCAAGAACGGGAAGATACCGCAAACCGGAATATGGCCCGATTCGACATCACAATGGGCCACGTCCATATTGGCCCGTGGGCCGATAAGAATTGCTACCACGAAAACGAATCATGTGCGGATGATTGCGATTGCGCAGAAACAACGTTCTCGGATTCGGAATGCGGGGTTTGTGGGACGCGGCTAGCGGGAGATCGTCACGACGCAATCATGGTCGACCGGGCCACGTTCACCAAATACGGACGGGCAATGTGATGGATGACGAACTCACACGGGCACGGGAAGAACTGGACGCGGCAACCGAACGGTTACGGACACTCACACTGGACGCAATAGCGGGCGGCATGTCCAAGTCACGGGTTCACGAACTGACCGGGGTTGCACGGTCCACCCTCAATCGGTGGTGCGCCAATGAGTGACTACCTATGGGTTGGCCTAGCGGTCGCAATCGCCGTTTTCTCAGCACTGGTCATCTACGGACGACACCTAGAAAAACATCCAGAACGTTCGGTCATCGGATCCCAACTGATCGAACAACACGGGCGGACGGTTGAGACTGTGACCCGTGAAGCGTTCCGGCAAGGGATGGAACAAGAACGGTCGCTATGGGCCACGTGGCTGGATGACCAACCCGAACCCGAACCGGACGACGAACCCACGGACGACGACACGGACGAACTGGACGGAGACGAACCCGAACCGGACGACGACACGGACGACGAACCCCGACCGTGGACTGACCTACTCGACAACTGAACACACGGGACAACCCCGGCAAGCCAACACGGTTTGCCGGGGTTTTTTGTGTGCCCGTCCACGCTCCACCCGTCCAGCGAAAACGTCCAGCCGCAACCGTGACACACGAACTGGACGCAACCGGACCGCTAGACCGTCCAGAATCGACACACACGGGCCAACGGGCGGACCTCGACTATCGGGTGGCCCAACCTAGGTCACGGGCCGCTACGGGCGAATGAGGCGCCATTACCGGGATATGCGCATGTCAGACACACCGCCGGCCAAACGAGACCCGCCGGCCATTTCACCATCTCAAATTCACGATTCGACACACCAAACTGAATCCCACCATCCGGGATTCACTATAGCAAATTCGGGATCCACGATCCGAAATCTTCACGATCCTGAATTCACGATCCAATATCGCCAATCGAACATCTGTTCGAACGCGCCGCGCCGGCCCCTAGTAGGCAATTTAATGGGCAACTTTTCGCCTAGTAGGGAATTATATCAGGCCCTAGTAGGCAATTAAATTGGGCCGAAACGCAAAAAAGCGGGACACCCCAGACCGAAGCCCAGGATGTCCCGCTCAATCACAACCGTATCCGCGCCAACTGCGCATACGGATCACACCAAGTAGGCAACACATTCAACAAATGCGCCGCCGTCACCAACACAGCACCAACCGTCAACCACTTATGAGACAGCAACGCCCGATCAACACCCTCAGACAGAAGCTCACCCTCATCAGCCAGCACCTCATACACGATCACAGCACCCATCAACACGCCCCACGCGTGCACAGCCCTCACAACCAATCACCCGACGAAGCATTCGGGGCAGGCCCAGTAGCCTTCTCTTTATAGCCACCAGCCTGACGCCTCAAATTGCAGATGAAATGCGCAGCCTGAAAGTTCGACCTCGCCTCAAGTAGCCGATGATTCGGATCCTCGGCCTTCAACACAGACACAGGAATGATGTGATCCAACGACCATGCCCAATCCTGTTTGCCTGTGAGCGAGTAGTCGATGTCGTTGCCGCAATGCACACACGGCGCTTTGTCTCGTTCGCACTCTCGGCGGAATCTAGCCCGTGCTGTGCGATAGGGCCGTCCGGAACGACCTTTGTACTTTCCCAAGGCGTCTCCCATACAGTTTGTCGGTAATTGGGTCCAGGAACCTGGCATTGCTTGCCGGGTACTCTTCGCGGACACCAACCTCCCAAGCCCTGCGAGGCGTGAAGTCATCAACCGTGATCCGCCTCTGCTCTTTCTGAACGGCGGGCAGTACGCCATCGTCGTGATCGAACATGCACGGGAAGCAATACGAGACCGGCTGGAACGCTTGCTGCGCCCAAATCGACAACGCCTCATCACACGGGATGTTCGGGTTGCGCCTCATGTGCTCGACAGCCCGTGGCACGAGCTTGGCGCGCATGAACACCGCAACGTGGTGCCGCACTCGATGGTGGATGAGCCACACAGGATCCGGGTCCATGTGCAGGGTGATCGCTATGTCCTCTTGGTTGGACTGCGGTCGACCTGTGCCCAAGTAGCCGGAAACAATGTCCGTGGGTGCATCGGACAGCATTCGCTCCAAGGCACCCCCTCCGGGGGGTATGAATTTCCTGCCGTCTCCCCAACTACCCCCCACCCAGGGGGTGTCCGCGAGGATCGCATCGTCTTCGATAACCCCCACCCACTCATCGTCATGGTCGCGATCGTGGTAGCCGCTTTCCCATGCGTGAGCGTGGGCGAGTGTGGGATTCAGGTCGTAGTCAACGAACACGGGCGAGTAGTACAACTCGGCGGCGAGCTTAGTAGCCATCCCTAGGCGCGACGGCACAGTCAGGATGGTCAGCTTCATACGATCTCGGCTTCCACCACCCCAGCCGAACTCAACTGGCCCAGCCGGATACGCACAACCGAACCACCCACCTTGTTCGCAATCGCACGAGCAGGACCGCGAGTCTCATACGCATAGATGCGCGGCTTGCCGTTACTCCACTCCGGGTGTGCCACGAACTTTGACTCACCTTCAGCGTTCAACGCCACATACAAGTCACTCACTTAATCAACTCCCTCATCAACTGTGGCCTACTCGCGCACAGCTTGTATAAATCGAACCGCCAACGATTCGGATTCTCAATCGACATATCCCGGTCAGCGGAATGGTTGAAGCTGTAGATCACGCCAGGCATTCGAGTCACCTTGCCCAACGTGGAAGCCACCACCTTGAACGCCGAATCGTCATAGCCCCAACGAGGCTCGAAACGTTCGTCCATGCCGCCCCATGCCCAGTAGGTGTCTCGGCGGATCACCATCGTGCCGCCCACTGAGCCCCGATACTCTTTGTCGATCGGTGCGGCGTGAAGATCGGAAGCGTTCACGTACTCTCCGGGGATGTGCCGGTAGTAGGTGAACGGGTAGATCACCTCATCGCTTCCCACGGATTCAATTGCCTCAAGTACGCGGGCAATATCAGGGATGGTATCGGCGTCAGACAGTACGACAACATCAGCTTTGGACTGTCGCACAGCACGGTTGCGAGCTTCACAGATTGAGAAAGCTTTGCGCCGGCCATCGCTGTCACCTTCGATTGGATTGAAGCCGTGGTGTTTCCAAAAGTTGATGACACGTTCATGTGCGGGGATCCTGTCCGGTTGTGCTCGCCAGGGGATGCAAATGTCAGCGGTCGTCGTCATCCTCAACCTCGCGGATGTGCAGGTTGGGCTGGTCTAGTTCCAGCGCAACAATCTTTGCCCCAAACGCAGGCGCGTACCTGCGAGCCATCTTCAGTGTTTCGTAGATGCGGGCTTGACCGCCGCGACCCATATGGACACTCGGCTTGCCGTTTCGGTAGCGCACGAGCAGATACTTGGTGCCATCCTCAACGCTCACCACACGACCTCCCATGCTCCGAACTCGTCGGGGAACGGGCAGTCGTAGGCGTTGTCGAGCGCCTTCTGCTCAGCCTCCTGCTGGGTTTCAGCAAGGAACGTGTAGTCGATGTAAGCCGACGCCACCACCCGCACCTTAAATTCCTTCAGGTCGGCGTCACTCAACGCAGCACCCCAACCCGCTGCGCCGCAGCAATCCAGGTGTCCCACTCGTCCACCATTTTGTCGGCGAACTCAAGGTCAGACTCAGTACCCGTGATCGACTTCGCATCAGCGTTATCGATCAGAGCGCGGGACATATCGTCAAGCTTGTCCAGGAACTCAACCGGGCGCACCGACAGGAACTTGAGGAACACCGGATAGCCCTCAAGCTCGCGCACCAAAGCCTCCGACGACACAGTGTCATTCGGTTCACCATCGGTCACCACAATGGCGAAGATCGGCGAATCCGACTGGCGGCTGATGGCCTTCAGCTCAGCCAGTGCCGCAGTGAGGTTGGTGGACCCCATGTTTCTGCGGCTGTACAGGCTGTTGCGCACCACGGCCTGGTAGTTGGTCAGGTTGACATCGACCGGCTTGTGGGCACGGTTGTCGAACTTGATGACGGGGATAGTGCCGTCGACATCGATCTGCAACGCGAACCCGAGAGCCCGTTCCACGATGGCCTGCACTGAACCGTTCTCGTAGTCGTATTCCATCGACAGGGAATGGTCGAGCAGCATTACGGCTTCGGCGCGGATGCCGTCAAGTCCACGCTTCGACAGCGAGATCCCCGACTTGTCGAATCGCTTGACCAAATCGGGTGAGGCACCACGTTTTGTGATGTCCACGCGATCGTTTGCGGCACCAATGCCTTTGACGAGCTGGACGCTGCGAACCGGCGCTGTCTGTGTCGCCAGCTCTGCGGTGGTGACCGGCTTGGAACGGGTAAAGATACTCACTTGTCTCCTGATGTTTCATGATGAATGGGGCAATCTGGATCGGTTGCAGCTAGGTAGCTCCATGACCATTCAGGTGCGCCGACATCTTCACCGTCGACGCACCTGTAGCCACAGTCAGTAGCCATGCCCGGTTCGAACTCCGTCGTGCTCAACCTTGATGCCCGGTAGATACCCGAACCTGTAACCCTGCCTCAACAACTCATCGCGCTTCCGATCCTCACTCCACTTGCACGAAGGCCAACCCGACGCAAACACCGAACCCCGCCACACCGACGGATTACAGGTGAACGTGGCCGTCTGCTCAAGTACCCCATTGACTTCTGTGAACTTGTGACCCTTGTGTTCCAGCGCTTCGATCAGCCCGCCGTGCTCGTGCTCGATGGGGAAGTGGGGGCCGCGTAGTAGCGCAATCTGTGCGAGATAGGGCCGGTAGTACAGGATCTCGGACAGTTGTGGCAGGCTCACGTCTTCAATGAATGTGAAGTCCTCTTCCAGGAACATGCATTCCTGGCCCTGAGCGGCCTCACAAACGGCTGTCATGGCCTTGCCGTAACCCTGGCCCCCAACTTCCACAACGTGACCGTATTGGCGCAGCCAGGCCGAGTGTTCAGTGTCTCCGGAATCGTCCACGAACACGATGTCGCTGACGCCGGCCAAATGCTTATCGACTGATGCGAGTGCTCGTTCGATGTAGTCGCGTTTGCGATAAGTGCCCACTATCAGCCGCATGAGGCGACCACCATCTTCGGGAGATTCGGGGAGGCATTAATGATCGGAGATAGCTCGGTAATGAGACCACGATCTTTAAGCGGGTCGTAGTCATCCAAAACCACGGTGTCAGCCGAATAGCCTCGCCCCGAAGTGTTGATTGACCTGAACACAACACGCCCGTAGCCGGACTTGCTGTATATCTCAGCGGGGGGAGAAAGCTTGTGCATGAGGTCGTGGCCGCCTGTCTGCTCCCACAGCACGCTAGCCAGGCGATGAAACACCGTGCCACTCTGAGCCAACGTGCGACCGAAGTACAGCGCAAACCGGCCCTCAAGCAACTCTGCCGCCAAGTAGCGAACCACCATCTCAGTCTTACCCGATTGCCGATCGCCGATGATCTGAATGAGTGCCGTATCGGGCCGATCCGTCGGGAGGGGCTTACTGTGTCTACCCATCCTCATCCACCTCATCCACATGCTCACGATCACACTCGTAAGAAGGCGCATCCCGTTCCAGCGCAGCCTCATACGCGCGCTCAAGGATCATCTTCCCGTGATAGTGGGCCTGCTCAGGCTTGTGATAAGACGACACCAGGCCACCCATGAACCCCAAGTCGCCGTCGTAGAACTTGTGATCGACCGACAGCACCCAGCCGACCGGGATCGCATTCTGCACGCTGCCCTCACCCTCGCGGGCAATGGTTTGCACCAGTTCTGCGATTGCGTCGTCCAGTTTCTTTCTGGCGGCTTCAATCTTCTCTTTGGGAGTCTTCATCTCACCCCATCTGCTGGTTGAGCCAAGCGGCAAGGTTCTGGGTGTAGGTTTTCCCGTTGTGTTCCTTGCGTGTGGCGTAGCTGGTGTGGTCGCCGCCCTTGTATCCACGGAAGAGCTTGATGGCTTCCAGCCATTCACCCATCGTGAACTGTCGCAGGGGATCGACTTGCTGGAACTGTCCGCGTCGGAGCTTGGTGAACATGCTCTCTCCCCAAGCTGCCGGATCGCCCAGGCTGAAAGCTTCAGACTGATCCGCAAGGGTGCGAAGAGGGCTGTTAGGGGGGCAGAGGCAGATGCCATCTTTCGGGTCGGCCTTCCACAACACGGGCGTGCGTTCAATCTTCCGTTGGCCGGTGATACCCCATGCGCGTGTGCGTTGCCGGACAACACCCATCGGCATAGCCGGATCCGCAATCAGGCCCACGGCTTTCAGGTTGCGGTGACCCTGGGCTGCCGCATCTCCCATGAGCTTGGCACCGCCCGAGAAGCCGAGACCGACAGCGGGCGCTAGGAGCGCGTTGTCCAGCATCTCAAAGCCGCGCCTGAGGGACTGGCTGAAAGACTCGCCGAACGGTTGCGGCACAGGGCCGTACGATGCACTCCACGGCAGGTGGATCACCCTGACTGGCTTGCCCCGCAGTCGTTGGACCTCGCGGACAACAGCCATGAGGATCGGAGACTCGATGGGTTCACCGATGCCGCGAGCACAGACGATCGTGTCAACCATGCGTCAACTCCTGAAGGCACACATCTACCGCGTAATCGATTAGGGCGGCAGTGGTGCCACCGTCGCGAACTTCGGGGACTTGGATGAGCCCGCCACGGGCGGGGAGGTAGTAGGTTCCGCCTCCCCAGCCGTCGCGGATCTTCTGCACGAGATGTTCACGGGTGTCAGTCATCTTCAAACTCGCGTTCGTACTCTTCCAGGTGCAAATGAAGCCCCTGGGATACCTCATCGATCAGCGGCGCAAGCCCAGTGAGGGCCATCTCCAACCGGGCGAACTTCTCCCACAGCTCCGGGTCATCGGCCTGATTGACGTCTGCGGACCCCAGGCCGTAGCCGAGCATGGCTTCCATGAGGCCACCCTCATAGTCGACCTTCGCGGCAAGCTCACCGAAACTCCCGTACCTAGCACTCACACCAAACTCACTCTCGAAATCTCGCCGCCCAACAACAGATACGTCAGACCGCCAACCTTCGCGTCACCACCATGAGCCTCCCGGAACCAATCCGAACCGGGATCAAACGTCGGAGACGAGATGCGAGTCCGATCACGTGTCGTCTCAATCTCATACGTGTGCACGTGCCCGTGCTGAAGGACACTCGAATGGGCGGCAGGCTGTTTGTTCAACGACTGCTCGGCCCACCACGTCATGCCCTTGCCGCGCCGCCACTGATGTCCGTGAGCCAGCGTGACGAGTGAATCTCCCACGGGGACGGTCATGTTGCCGGACCACTCATTCGGCACACGGACTTCCACGGTGCTGTAGGCGTCCAGGTTCAACGACATGGCGTCATCAACCGCAATCGCACACTCGGTAGCCCAGCCATCGCCAGGCTTCGTGTTCATCATGCGCTGCGCCTCATCGTGATTGCCGTTCACGACATCCAGGTACACCTTCGGTACGTGGTGCCGGAACTGATCGACAGTCCACAACAGGAGGCGTCGGAAGATGCGGGTCTGCTCGGTGATCGTCTCGGAAGTGAGCCACAGGTTCTTGCCACCCTGAGACACAACACCTTCCATGCAGTCACCCACGAAAGCGAGCTGCACACCATCAATGTGGGTATAGTCCTGCGCGAACAGCAGCTCTTCGACCGCGTTGTCCACCGACAATTTGAACGCCCGAATGATCTCTTCGGTGCCTCCATCGCGCGCACGCTTACCGAGTTGCAGGTCGCCGGCCTGGAACACAAACCAGGCACCAGACCCGCTCGCGTGCAGGGTTTCTGCCGGTTCCGCCTTCTCGACCTGTGTTAGGAGGTCGTCAAGGTCAACCTGTTCGGGGGCGGGTCGGAGCTTGTAGGCGTAACGGGAAAGGACGCGACCGTCAACAAGCTCGCGATGACCAACAGTGATACTGCCCTCAACGGCAAATGCTTTCGGGTCATGGCCGAAGTGCTCCAATAGTTCGTGCGGTGTTTGGGGCTGCCGCTCCATGACACACGCTTGGGTGTAGTTGCCGTCACCATCGAACGTGGTTTCCCGGTTCTCTGGTTCTACGGCTGTTGGTTGTGTGAGCAGCTTTGCTAGTTCACCCATCGGTCCTCGCTTTCGTGCACACGCAGCGTTTGTTCAGGTGATCCTTCAACGCGGTCAACCCGAACAAAGGCCCGTAGAGCCGTCTAATTTCGCCGTACAGGTACACACGCTTGAACGTGCCCGCCAGTGCCGGTAGGGCTTCCAAGTCCTCACTGTCGAGCTTCTGTGCGACAATGCACTTCACTCGGCTTGAGCTTTCGCGTAGTCGTACATCTCCTGCACGTTCTGCGTGTAGGTGCTATCCGAGAACACGAGCACGGGCGTGGACTTCAGCTCTTTGTCGGCCATCCACTCCCACCACAGATCGTCCTCGCGGATGTTCACCACATCCAACAGAACCCCGTCCTTGTCGAATGCCTTCTTCACGAAAATGCACGACCCACAACCGGGCTGGCTGAGCAGTGTCGGCTTGTCATCAATCATGTGTTGCCTTCCAATTAGAACGACCAATCGTCGTCAATAGTTGTTTCAGTCTTGGCAATCACATACGAAGAACCTGCGCCACTGAAGAAGTCGTGGTTCTCGCCCGAGTTCGGCGACAGGGCCGACATGATTGCCGGATCAACCTGCACGTCTTCTTTCGGGAACATCGCGTCATAGCCCAAATTCATCAGGGCCTTGTTGGCGTTGTACTTCAGGAACGTTTCGACATCCTCAGCCAACCCCACACCGTCATACAGGTGCCGGGTGTAGCGGATCTCGTTGTCGTACAGATCGAACAGCAGTGAGTAGGTGAATTCCTTCAGCTCTTCGGCACGTGCAGGAGTTTCCCGCTGCACGCCCTGCTGGAACTTCAACCCAATGTAGTAGCCGTGCACAGCCTCATCGCGGATGATGAGCCGGATGACATCGGCAGTGTTGGTGAGTCGCGACCGGGCACTCAGGTACAGCGGCCAGAAGAACCCCGAGTAGAACAGGAACGATTCGAGCAGAGTCGAAGCAATCTTCTTCTTCAACGGGTCATCGTCTGCGTAGTAGCCGAGAACGATGTCAGCTTTGCGCTGTAGGTACTCGTTCTCCCGTGACCAGCGGAACGCCTCGTTGATCTGTTTGCTGCTGCACAGGGTGGAGAAGATTTGCGAATACGATTTGGCGTGAACCGATTCCATGAACGCGATGTTGGTGTACACAGCCTCTTCGTGCTGTGTGTACGCGTCGGGGATCATGGAGACTGCACCCACGGTGCCCTGGATGGTGTCCAGGAGTGTGAGTCCGGTGAAGACTCGCATGGTGAGTAGCTGTTCTTGTTCGGTGAGCTGCGCCCATGATGGGGAGTCGTTGGAGATGGGGATCCGTTCGGGCACCCAGAACTGTTCGACGAGTTTTTGCCAGACGACGAGGTCGGTTTCGTCGGGGATGTCGTTCCAGTTGATGGCGTTGAACGTCAACTACTGTCCTCTCAGTTTCTCGATGACCCAGCGCCCGATGTGGCCGATGTCTTCGGGGTGGATATTCCCGTGCGGGGTAGAGGATTTGGAGGGCTTGGGCAGCCATAGGGAAAACTGGTTGCTGTCGAGCACGTCGTACACGGCCTGCTGAATCTGGTTTTCGGTGTAGGTGCCCTCGCCCTGCGCCTCGTGGCCGGCGTCGAATCCTTTACGCCAACCCTCGCCGTAGCCCTCAATGCGACCCATGTCGTAGCCTTCGGCGAAGCCGTCACGGCAAGCGCTAGACACCAACTGTTCGCTGTGTGCCGTTAGGAACGTCAAGGACGGACCCCCATTGCCACGTCGGTGAGCGCGTAGTCCACAACCTCACTCAGATGCGTGTCCGCAAGGCGGAACAGGGTGTCCACATTGCAGGTGCTGTGCGAGTTGATGATCCGGTAGGTGTGCTCGTCGCGCCAGCCTGCCGGTGTAGCAACCCAATGCACGCGGACATTGCGCTTCTCGGCGTTGACACCCTCGACGATGCCAACCTTGAAGCTGGACGTGTTGCCGTCTCGTGCACCCCGGCAGACCCGGTTGCCGACTGAGAAGTATTGCCCCAGCCAGTTTTGCAGCCGATCAGTGTCAGGCAAGCGGGGCCTCGCTTCCATCCTCAAAGCCTGCGTCGTACCCCAACGCGTAGCCGGTGTCGTAACCTTCGTCGTACGCTTCCCTGCGGGCCTCTTCGACCTGCTGCTCATGCAAAGCCTGAATCGATGTCACGGAGCGACCCTCCCGTTCGTGTTGAAAGCCTTGTACGTCAACGGAAGAATCCCAGCGAAGTACTCTTCCATCTGCTCAGCAACCATCTCGATTTCCTGTTGCGGGAACGAGGGGAAGTGTGAGCCTTCGCGTTTGGTGCGGAGGGACAGAAAGTTCATCAGTCCGCGCGTGTTCATGGTGACGTAGAAGCTGGTGTAGATGTTGAGCGGCAGAAGCATCCGGGCAACCTCGCGGGCGATACCCTGATCCAGGAGGTACTGGTAGTCCCGGTACGCCTGTGTTGCTGCGTTGTAGAGGGTTCCCCTGGTGAGCACCACCTGCTGATCGGACCCCTGCTCAAAGGTGTAGGCCCCAGCCTTGCCGACCTGGACGAGCGGACGGTTCCCGTTGGGGTAGTAGAACACCGGGGCGAGCTGCTTGTACCTGCCCGATTCCTCGTTGTACGAGGCGATCCGATGCCGCATGAACTCGCGTGCCACGAAGATCGGACACTCGATCAGGAACGTCATCTGCACATGCTCGAAGGGGCTGCCGTGCCGGTTCTTCATAAGGAAATTGATGAGGCCGGCGGAATCACTGGTGTCCGTGAGTGACTGTGCGCCAACGGTTGAGACGCGTGCAGCGGCGGCTACTGCACTGTCGTCGCCCATGTGTCCGACGAGTTGGACGCCCATGTCGGATCGGAACTGGATGTCAGTCAACGGGGATGGCCTCCACGAGCACGTACGCGGAATTCGGATCGTCCGCCACCTTGAAGCGGCCATTCACGAAGTATCCGGTCTGGAATTTGAACTCAATACCGTCAGGTTCAAGTCCCTCAACAGTCTTGAGAACCTCATTGAGCATTCGAATGCGAGTCCATTCCGCATCCTCGAAATCCTTGTCGTTCTCCGCGATCTGGTAGTAGCTAGCCATCGAGTTCGTGAACCTCCACATGTTCAAGGTTGCGGTGATCCCGGCACCAACAGGCTTCGGGAAGAAGGTCTGATCGGTCACAGCGACCATCAGTGAGTGCCAAGCGATTACCTTTCTTAGACAACAAAAGACGCCAGCAGGCACGTGAATGTCTGCTGGCGTTTAGTCTGTTGAGTCTGGGTGGAGAGATTTGAACTCCCAATGCGTTTCCGCGACGGCTTTACAGGCCGCTGCCAAACCAGGGTAGGCGGCACCCAGTAGTGACCGTATTTGTGTAGCGGTTACGGTCGACCGCACCCCATCCCAAGGGCAAGCTCCCCGACAAGGATTCGAACCTCGATCTCCACGTCCAGAGCGTGGCGTCCTGCCGTTAGACGATCAGGGAATGTGGCCTACAGCCAGCCGCGATGGAATGCGACAGCCAGCCCAACCACGTACGCGACGTAGCCGATAGCTGTAACTACCGCTGCCGCGCCGATGATTTCAAGGATCCCCATCAGGTTGCCGCCACCAGTAGTGCAACCCCCGTGGGGTGACTGAGGTCAAACCCGCCCTTGTAGGTTGAGCTTCCCTGCGACAGGGGCGAGTCGAGCACAGCTTTCGCGACGAGGGCAACCGCAGCTCCAATCAAGAGCGCGCCCCCGAAGATGCCCGCGATCACTAGCGCGGTTCCCATCAGAACCCGCCGCCGCCACTGTCGCACGAGGACGACGAGGACGAAGAGTTGTCACACGACGACGTGTACGAACCACCGTCGTAGCCGCTGTTGCTGTAGCCGCCGTACGGGGCGTTGTAGCTACTGCCGCTGTAAGTGTTCGGGCGGTAGGTGTCCTCAGCGCGCTTCTTCTTACGACCAAATGCCATGTGTCACTTCTTTCCCTTGGTGAGCAGACCGATCAGGCGGGCATACGCACCCGAAGGTGTGTGACCCGGCTTGTAGGTACCGTGCTCGATTGGTGGTGCCCAACAGCCCTTCGTTGCCATTGAGTTCACATCCGAGTCGGCCTGTGTGGCGTTGGCGAATGTGTATGCGGAGATTGCCGACAGGCGGCGCAGTGCTTCTAAGTGCGGGAGGTCATCGATTGCGTTTGGGTCCGCGAGTTGCGGTGGATTGAGCGCCATTGGCTTCTTTCTGCCAGTCCCGTTTCTCTTTCGCGCGACCAACGAGGTAGTCCATAGTTCCGCACCAGGGGTGGCAGCGGCCTATGAGTTTGAAGTTCTTGCGCATCATGCGTGTCATGTCCCCACTGTGAGAGTCGAACTCACAAACCCTTTCGGGTACGGCATTTTGAGTGCCGCGCGTTTCCCATTTCGCCAAGTGGGGGAAGGACAATGAGATGGCCTCCCCATTGCCGTGAGGGTCACTTCTCGTGACAGTCCGCGTCCCGCTTGACCACGGCTCCAAATTGTCCCCGGCCCGTACCTTGCAGGGCTTGACCAGCGAGGGGTTAGACGGCCTTCATCGGGCTTAGTCCGTCATGGTTACTTGGCACTGCAATGCCGCCCTGGTCATTTTTCAAGCACGGACCGTCGACTGGTTGTGCAAACTGGGAATACCACCCCATCGCGTCGCAGCCGGATTCGAACCGACACTCGCCCCACAGGGAAGCTGTTCTCACCAGTTAAACTATGCGACTTTCCATCAGGTAGGCCGACCTGATGGCCTGTTGTGTCAGTAGCGATCTGACGTATAACCCCAACAGGAGGGCCGTCTCCCCGGCAGGATTCGAACCTGCGACCCGAGCATTAAGAGTGCCCTGCTCTGACCATCTGAGCTACGGAGAGTGAACGTTCAATCCGGTTGAACTGCAAGGATACTGAACACCGCAAGGTGACGGGGAATCGAACCCCGGCACGTGGTTTTGGAGACCACCGCTCTACCACTGAGCTACCACCCTAGGATCCGGTTATACAGTCGGCCTGTGATCGGGAATCGGCGGGTTTCTGAATCGGGTCAGCTTCGACCGCACCAGTGTTTATCTCTGGCGTCCCATTGAGCCTTAGACGGGACTCGAACCCGCAAAATCCTGATTGGAAGTCAGGCACCTAGCCAATTCGGTTTCTAAGGCAAGTACACGTGCAGGAATTGCACCCACGCCTCTGGCTTTGCACACCAGTGTGCTCTCTACACCAACGCTACATGGGGTGGGAACTTTTGATACCGCAGTGTTCCTGCCGATTGTCGTCTGCGGACTGTTTACGTGCACAGTCGGGCACGGTCGGCCTCGCGGGATTCGAACCCGCATTTCCTCCACCATTTGGGGCGTCCTGGACCCTTCACAGAAATTCGCTAGCCGTCGGCGTGCACGCCCGCTAGTTCGATATGTGAGGACCGCTCCATTGGACTATCAGCCGTTGCGCCCGTTTGAGTGACGTTGGAGTGTCTATTAAACGGAGCCGAAACTTCTACTCAGTCTTACATGAGCAACGGCAGTGGAGGGTCTGCTATATCGAAAACCATCTCGGTAAGCTCCCACCCGGCGTGGAGACGATCATGCACTCGCTCGGCATTTAGAGCGAAAGCCTGAGAGCCGTCACTGTAGGTGACGAGGAAACCGCGATGGATCGCGAGGCTCATACGCGGGCCTGAGCGGAACGCAGAGACAACCCAATCTCACGCTCAGTCAACCCAATCGAACGAGCAGCATTTACCAACGCGCCCATCAACTCAGCATCAGCCCCCTCTTGATAGGCCCGACACGCAGCCCAGAAGAATTTGTGGTTCCGTTCGCCCTCAACCGCATCCGCGACAGTGGCAACCAATCCCTTGGTGGATCCCACACCAGGGTCGTCCCACACCACCTGCGGGGGAGCAGGGGATACCCGACGGAGCAAGGATGCCGGAAGGTCCGCGATAGGGCCTCGATCAGTCCAGCGATAGCGTCGGCCAGACTCGTGAACGCTTGGCGCACCAACGATATAGCCGCTGTTAGTTTTGATGTCGATACCACGGGCATCATCTAGCTTTCCTCGTGCTCGTCCAACATGCCTGAATAGGAGATGCCATCCGCCGCCACCTGTTGCTGCTGTGCGTGTTCGTGGGATTGGTCCGAGCTGGTCGAGTGTGCCCCCAGAGCGGGGGTCTATGTCGATGACTACAACTCGTTCCGGCACCCTCACCCCAATGTTTGCCTGCGGGCAGCGTCCCCACCATTCGTCCACAATGGCCGGGTCGTCCGTCGCTTCGAGCAGGCCGTGTTTGATGAGTGGTGTTTTCCCGCCAGGCCATAGCGGGAAGACTTTGAATCCTTCGTACAGGTAGTTCAGCGCGGCATCGTGCAGCTCACTCAAAGACTTTTGCGAGGGTGAGTGCGCCGCCGATTACGACGATGGCTGCGATGATGTTCCATGCGATGAGTGCTGCGATCACTTAGCCTCCCAGGGCCATCCGGTTGCGCCGTTGCCGAACATGTCGACCAGCTTCCATGCACTGTCCGAGAGGGACGAGAAGGTGAGCCGGTTGGGTTCGTCTTTGACGCCGCCGAGTTTGTATCCGGCGAGGTTGAAGGTGATGAGCGGGATGTGCTTGGGCACATAGTCGCCAGGGCTCGCCGACACGTAGCGTGAGCCCCATCCGTAGCCTCCACCATTGTGCTGCTCGTCGGTCAGCAGGATCACTCGATCGTGGCCGTTGTAGTGGGCCTGGATCGCCTCTGCGGTGGCCGTACCACCCATGCTGTGCACCGAGCGGGCCATCTCCAACACCGAAGCTCCACGAGGCACCTTGACCTCACGCGAGTTCGACCCGTAGTGCACGAGAGTCGCATTGTCAGCCTTGGCGGCGAGCGCGGTGCCGAACACGGCTGCCGACTCCGCGTAGCTCAGGTCGGTGCCGTTGCTGAAGAACATCGATCCCGAGCAGTCCACGAGGATCAGCGTGCGGCCCTTCAGGGCGGGAACGTTGTCCAGGGTGATGTCCACCGCGTCTTCGAGTGCGCCGTGCCAGCGGGAGTTGCTGACGGCCTTGTAGGCGCTGAGTGCGCGGAGGGGAAGGATGCGGGACTTGAGGACGGCTTCACGGTCGGACAGTTTGTCTCGGACCATCTTTGCGGCTTGCTTGGAGATGCCGACCTGGTCGAAGTTGCGGAGGTTGCGCATGAGCGCCATGACTCCCATGTTGGGGATGGCGGCTTCCCACAGTTCGGGGGTCCAGGGGCCGTTGACGAGTGAGGGGATGTCTTCCCACGTCATACCAGCAGCAGCAAGAACCTGGGAGAGGTCGCCACCTCGATCCGCGATCAACTTGCGAACCTTCGGGCTCAGGCCCGTGGCGCGGAGTGAGCGATTCTCTCGAATCATCGGCAGAGAATCAGGAATCTCGGCGTCACGGCCCTTACCCACAGTGATCGCATACGAGGCGAGATCACCCCGGCTGCCCGTCATCTTCGGATGGGTCAGCTCGATCACATCACCGAACCGGAAGGCGCGAGAGGCACTGTCGTACTTCAGAAAGTTGCGCTCGTTGTACTGTCCCTCGATGACATCCGCGATGCCACGCTTGACCGAGATCGGCACGTTGCGACCGTAGTTGCTGGTCCAGTAGGCAAGCATTTCGCCAGGCTCGTCCGGCCGGCGCAGGACCGTGGAGATGATCGCACGGTTCCAGCCGTGCTCGTACCTACCCGCCTTCAGGCGCTCATAAACGGCGTCAGCGGCCAGGGTGAGCGACCCGGTGCGCAGGTTGCCTTCGGTGCGGAGCCATGTCAGGAACTCGAAGGTCCACTCCGGGTCGGAGACGGCCACCTTGGCGATGAGCTTGCGCTGTCGCGTGCGGAGATCGTTCTCGGTTTCGTAGAATTTGGGCTGCATGAATGAGGTTGCAGCGGAAAGGAACAGTTCGGACTTGGCGTCGCCGCGCTTGAATCCGGTTCCACCCTGTGGGTTGGTTTTGGGCTTCGTACCTGCCTTGATGGCGCTCGACTTTTGTGCGGGTCGGGCCTTGGTGGCGGTGTTGTAGCGCGACATTCCTTCTGCTCCTGTGTGTTGAATTGTGCCGTGTGAACTGTGGCGCATGAACGTGTGGGTTTCATCTATCAGCAGTTGAAGTAACGTTCTTGCTTCGCATCACGGCGGAATGTTTGATCGTTCAGGGAACTTGCCGAGTGTTGGTGTTTTTACGCGCTCTGCCAATTGAGCTACCGTCACAGCCGGGGATTCGAACCCCACCACTGGCCTTTATGCCAGGCCCTACCTTCGGGTAAACATAGCGCAGGCGGGATTCGAACCCGCAACCTCGTCCTTAAAATGGAAGTAACCAACGTCTCTACGCATCTGAACGTGAAGATGTAACCCCAGGGAACTGGATGGCACACAGTGTGCGTTTCATCCAATTGAAGTAACTGTGCAGCCTTCGCATCTGGGGTGGTTGTTGGCGCGAGTGAACTTGGTCGATCGTGGAACAAACGTCGGGTAACTTTACACCCCGACGGCAGGACTTGAACCTGCATATCCAATTAGTGAAGTAACCACAATCTACGCATCTGCGCCCGTCTGATCGGCGGGACTCGAACCCGCGCACCCTACAAAACCTCTGCAGATGTCCCATCTGACGATCAGTCCAGGGTGAAGAACGCCGTTCAATGTCTTGGGCGCTCTCTCAACCCCGATTCACTTACAACATTACTCCCCGGGGGGACACGGTATTAGCCGCGATTCCACCAGACTGTAGAACACTGCGATCAGCTTCTCAGCCCGGTTCAGATCGTCGGCCGTGGGCTCTCGACCCGCGACCGATTCGGCCACAATGTGCACTGCACGGTCGTAGTCAGAAGAGGGGATCCATGTCTCCGGGCTTGGGGGCGTACTTGAATGGTCGTCCACCGTTGTTTTCCTTCTCGATCAGTCGGCGTTGAGCCATGCGGAGTTTCGCCGCACGGAGTGATTGCTTGTCGTACTCGTAGCCGTACTTGGTGTGGCGGGCCACGACGATCCGTGCTTGCCGCCATCTACGCAGGGTTCGGATGTGACGCCCTATGAATCGACTTGCCGAAGCTTCGTCTAGCCAAGAGGTCAGTACCCACCCCCTCGCGTTCCCAGTGAGTAATGTAGGTGTCGGTGAGCCACGAGTTGATCCAGTCGTAGTCCGCACGCGGCGGCAGATCAGTGGAGCGCATCAGTTTGAGCAGCAACCCTTGGTACAGGTTGATGACGGTCACCACATCTTCGAAGGACTCGCGGCCTTGCCGGATGTCGATGAGGTAGTTGCGTTCCTCGTCGCGCATCGGCAGCGTCATGTGCCCGGTGGTCAGATACTCGACGCCTTGCATTCCGAGTCGCACTGCGTGGTAGGCGAACTTGGTGTCGAAGCCGTACTGCTCGATGAGTTCTGGACGATTGCTGTGCTTGCGTCCGGTGAGACCGAGCATCTGTTTGCGCTGCGATTCCAGGTAGCCATAGAACTTGCCTGCGGCTTGGCGGGACATGAACTTGTCCATGTGGTTTCGAAGGATTCGGCCATCCACGCTGTCGTGCAGCAGGAGTCGCTTCGGCGTGAAACCCAGCAGGAGTACCGTGGGATTGCCTGCTGCTGCGAGTCGCGCCCACTTGCGCAGACTGTAGATAGTGAGGTCGAGATCGTCTGCGCCGGAACGAGTATCCTTGCCGGCGGAATGGTACTGGTACTGCTCGAAGGTGAACAGGCCGGTCACGTAGGCGGGTGGCTCTAGGCAGACGCCCATCTGGTCGTTGTCGCCGTTGTCCAGGTTGGTGCCGTAGAGCTGCGATCCGGCTACGCCGAGCATCATCAGGTTGTCGTATGCGATCTGTCTGGTTGTGTTCAGATTTCTCCCCATTCGTGTTTGCAGTCAACGCATTGGCGGATCACCTCGAAGCCGCGTTCGTCGTCACGATCGGGTCGGACTGACTCGTCATAGACTGTGCGGACTGTGCGCACCATTCCCCACCCGACTATCTCTCGTTCAAGACGGTTCTCTTTGATGATGCGTTCAGCGTCGGGATCGTCGGCCCTGCACACAAACTCGCCGTAGAAGTTGACGAGGTTGGGCACATCCGGGTTGGGTTCACGCATCCAGTGGACCCGCCAGGCCCCACACTTCGGGCACGGCTTGATTGCCTCGAAGCGTGGGGCCATCGACCTGTTCGGCACACGAATCTTCTTGTACGAGATTTTCGTGCGCTCAGGTTTGGTGTAGTCGATCGCCAATCAGGTCACCCCCAGAGTGCGAGCGTTTCCCTCACGTCCTGGAAGGTCTGACGCGTGACGAACTCGCCGTTCTCCCACACAGGCTGAAGCAGGCTCAGTGCCTCTTCGTCCTGGCTGGCCTTCTCAATCAGCGTCCACTCACCATCACCATCCAAATCGACCGCCAGACGGCCCGTAGCCGACTTCTTCGTGCCGTCGTCAGTGATGGGGTCCTTGAGCAGGTTCACGCCCTCACCGTCCACCTCAGCCCACGTAGCCTTCAGCGCCGAGCCGAAGGTGTCGCGGGTGTTGTACTGGTAAGTGAAGCTGCCCACGCCGAACACCACGTTGGTGCTGGCGTAGTTCTGCGAAGCGAGATCGTCAACGATGGCCTGAGCGCGCTCCGTTGTGATCGAATCGCCGTAAATGATGCCGACGTGCGAGTCCAGCTCGTAGTAGCCCAGCTTGTTCGGGGTGGAGCCGAACACGCGATCCAGCAGACCGATCACGCCCAGGTACTCGTTGCTGCCCTCAGGGGCGTCCGGGTCGCCACAGATGATCTTCTGCGGGTCGCCCGAGTCCGGACGGATCACCAGCTTGCCGTCGCGGGCGAGAACCTTGTCCTTCAGCGCGGGAAGGTACTCAGTCAGTACCCGCCACAGGTCGAAGGTGTCCGAGACGATGGACACAATGCCGGTCGGATACAGGTCGAGAAGCTTGGCGAACATATCCTGTTCACCGAGCTTGGCAATGCCGGTGCACATGACACTGTGCTCTGTCGCGGGGACCGACGCCGCAACGTAATCCGAACCTCCGTAGTAGCGGTCAATCCAATCGAGAGCGACGAGAGAGTCTGTCCCGGAGAACGAAAGAAGGTGCGCCGCACCCGAAACCTGGGCAGACTCATTCGAACTCATCCCCCGGTAGCTGAAGTCGTGGACCTGGAAGTCGACAGCATCGAAACTGCTGCCCGTCTCCCATGCCGCAACGTCGAGGATCTGTCGGTACTCGCGGGCGATGGTTGCGGACGTGCTCGCCTGCCACACGCCAGCCGACAACGCGGTCTCGATGTAGTTGGTCAGCCAGAAGAACTCAGGCAGAGTGTTTTCCACCGTGAATGTGGGGATCCGGATGGGCACGAGGGTGCCTTCCGGGACCGCGCAGAACCGCAGCGGCAGGTAGCCGAGTCGGTGCAGGGCGCGGATGTGATCGGAACCGATCGTGTTCGGCCCCAGGATGCTCGCTACGCGCTCTTCGTACAGTTCGGCAACAACATCCTCATCGGACTCAAAGAACGGCTCAAACGCTTCCATGAGGTTCTTCTGGATGAACGCCTGAAGGCCGAAGTGCACCACGTTGTCGACGCCGGGGATGCGGCTCTTGCGGTTGGTGTAGTTGCTGTAGACGCGGGTGACGTTTCCGGCGAGCTGGTATTGCTGGATGTGGCCGAGCTTGTAGGCGTCGGTTTGGAAGAGTGCCGCTACGGGCGCAAACTTGGTCATGGTCCCTTTCAGGGTTGGCTTCCGAATTCGATGAGGCGTTCACCGAGAATGACTGCGGACTCTTTGTCGAGCACAATGCTGGCGTACGCACTGTAGGAACTACCGGCAACCTCTATGACCGCAACGCCAGATCCCAGCGTTTCCGTTAGGATCAACTTCGACTGATCGTCGGCCATAGAAAGAACGCGCTTGGTGGACTCCGCATCCTTGACTTGCATCCGACCCATCACAGACCTCCTGCTACGTGCTTCCACATGTGCGGCACAACCGGCACACGAACAGTCGCATGAAGATTCGCCGAACCCGGATGCGAATCCGTCGTATACACAGCCTTGTAATTGCGGAACAGATTCGACGCAGACCCCTTCGAGAAGATGCCATGCGTGATCCACAACGACAGGTTCTCGCGAGGGATCCCCGACACCGCAGCGAAACCGGCGAACGTGCCGCCGCCATCACAGATGTCATCGACCACAAGGAAATTGCCGTTGGTCGGACCCGAGTAGTAGAAGCTGGTGAGCTTCCCGGTCGCGAAGTCCCGTTCCTTCACGCCGCTGTACACGGGCACCCGCAGGGCCAGGGCCACAGACCGCGCACGGTCAAGAGCGCCAGCGTCCGGCGCGATCACCGCATCAAACTTGTCCTGATGCTCCACCGCCGCAAGAACGAGGGGAGTGGCCGACAGGTGCACGTGATACGAGTCCCCGAACTCGATGTCAATGCCGACCTGACTGTGCACGTCGAGCGTGGTGACCACATCGAAGTTCAGCGCACCAATGACATTCGCGTAGGTGTCGAGCGCGAACGGCTGGCCCCGATCAGCTCGTGCAGCCGGAAGATACGGCAACAGGAGAGATGAGGGTTCGCCGCGCTGGTAGGCGATGTCCGAGAGCAGGCCAGCGGCCACCAGCTCGTTGGCGTCGGCACCCCGGACTACGGCCACCCATTCGTAGTTGTGGCCGTCGATGAGCGCGGGCATGTGGAGGTGCTGTTCGCCGCCAGGGAACTGGAAGCGTTGCACGTTGATGAGTGGTTTCGACCTGTCGGTGAGGTCGGCTGCATAGAGATGAACTGTCATGGAACTACCTCCACAAATGCGATTCCGTCACACATCTCATCGCCCACCTTGGGTACAGATTCGATGGTGAGCTTCCGGGTTCTGGGGACGCCCATGCCAATGAGCTGGTCATACGCGAAGCGCAAGGACTCCACATCGAAGTGCTCGCTAGGGAAAGCGACGTAACACTGGGATTGTCCGTTCTGCATTCAGGCTGCGCTTTCGAGGTCGGCCTCGCCCGTGTCGAGCTGCTTGGTTTCGTGCTCAAGGAACGCAGGCGACTTCGCCTTGAGGATCGTCGGAACGGAACGTTCCTGGCGGATGCAGACACCCTCATCGACCGTGTTCGGATCGGACAGCGGCACCAGCGGATCCCGATGCACGTTGTCTTCCGCGTAGTCGGTGAACGCAATGTCCATCAGGGCCGTCACGTGGTCTTCGAGCTTGTCGCCGAACAGTTCATCCTCTTCGATGATCCGGTACAGCTCAGGCACATGCTTCAGGCCGCGCTCAACGCAGAACTCGCGCACCGCATCCCACGACAGATCAGTCATCGTGCCATTCACATCCACACGAGCCACCCGGTACACGTACAGCTCGCGCTTACCAACCGGCAGATCGTAGGTGTAGTTCTTCTGGATCGGCTTGCCGTCCGGCGTCCAACCGACCAGCTCGCCGTACACAATGAAGCCCTCAGGGATCAGGTCACCGATCTGAATGCCGTACTGCGACCAGATGTCCGTGCCGTAGTAGTGCTGGCTACGAGGGTTCGTCACATCCTTGATGACCTTCCGCGAACCGCACACCACCTCGTAGGCGTGAGTCGGCGTGGAGATGCCGAACAGGCCACCCACCTTGTTGAAGATGCGCTCCACCAGACCGATCTCCCGCAGCACCGGGACTCGACCCACACGAATGCTCGTGCCGTGAAGCTTCTGGGTGATGATGACCTCGCGCGACGGGTCAAGCAAATGCTGGTTGCGGAAGAAGTTATCGGTGTCGATGTGCTCAGGGAACACCTTCGTGGTGACCCGCTTGAACGCCTTCTTCACCTTCTTCGCGGAAGGGTCGGCCGGCGTCGAGGTCTTCACCTCATACTTGCGGGAAATCTCAATCCCGTTCACCGTGTCGAACACGGCACCCTCAACCAAATCCTCACTGCGAACGCCGAATGCGAGCAGGGAATCGAGCGGCATCAGCAGGCCGTCGGAACGGTGCCCGCGCAGCTTGATCGCCTTGACTCGACCGTTGGTTTCGAAGTAGCCGGGTGCGGCCTTGCTGTCCCGGTTGAGCAACGGATCCCGGAACAGGTTGTTGACCGACAGGTACTTGTCGGAGAGTCGAACCTCTGCGGGGAAGTAGATGCGGAGGTCTCCCGCTTCGACTTCGTTCTTCTGCGTGAGGATTTGGCTGTTGAAAACCTTGATGCCCACGAGGTTGTCGAGACCTTCGAGCGGGTAGGTGGCGGGGACGCGGACGATCTGTGCGGCGTAGTTGCTGCTGCCGACAACAGAGAGACTGTTGGTCATTGAAATCCTGGTTCTATGTGATAGCCCTTGCGCTTACACGGAGCACAGAAGGCGATGTAGTTGTACGGATTGAGCGCGACATCAGCGGCCTGCTCATCTGTGAGGGCTTGCAATACCGTTCCGCACGCTTGGCATTCGAGTGCTGGACGATCAGGTGGGACGTACATCAGAAGTCGCCGGGAGCAACCTGCAAGCACTTCAGGCCGAGCTTGCGCCACATGTCCACAACCTGGTTGCGGTCATCGAGAACGAATTCCACGTCGTACTTGCCGCGCACATTCTCGTTGAACAGGTTGTACTTGACGATCCAGTCGGGCAGTTTGTTGCCGTTGGCATCCTTGGCGTCGGTGGGCCGCATGAGCAGCTTGTGGAACGGGATGTCGTTGGCGAGCAGCCATGCGACAGTCATGGTGCGGCACTCGTCGTCCCGGCCCGAGCACGCGATGATGTCGTAGCCGAGTTGTTCGTACTCCCGGACCATTCTGGCGATGGTGGGGTCAACCCGATCTTCGCCGACGCGGCTGTAGTCGTACGGGCTACGGCCAGTCATGTGCGCGAGCGTGCCGTCGATGTCCACGATGATCGCGCCGGGAAGCATCAGCTCTTCGGCAACCTTGTGGTCAACGGGCTCAACGACGATGGGCGCTACCGGCTTCGGTATTCCCCAGTTGATCTGCTTCGCCATCCGGGCAATCACCTCAGGGCCGACGAACCGTTCACCCGCGCCCTCCCGCCAGAAGTCGCGTTCCTCGCACACATCCTGCGGAGTCTTCACATCTTCGATCCGGAACGTGGCCCCGCACTCCGAAGCGACCTTCGCCCAATCCTTCAGGTACCTGACCTGAATGTGCGTGTTGTCAACCACCACAGATTGATTCGCCTTCAGCAAGGCTCGCACCTTGGCATTCAGGGCGACCGTGACAGCATCCTCATGCTCAGGCTTGCCCGTCCACCACTCGCCGAACATCTGGAAGCGTTCGAAGTCCCGGCCCACAACAACAGCGCCGGTCTCTTTCGCGATCTGCCGTGCACGGGTGGTCTTCCCTGACGCGGGGAGGCCCCGCATGGCAACTAGCTCAGCGGCCACGCGAGAACCCTCCCGACCGAGAACCCGAAGAAGACGACTTCGAACCCGAACCCGAAGACTTGGAACCGAACCACGACTTGTTGTTCTGCGTGGGCTTCGGAGCCGACGCCGTACGCGGCTTCACCACCGAAGGCTTCGCCTGACCCACGCGCGGCACCTTCCGGATGTGAGCACGAGCAGGTTTTTTGAACGACCCCGAGTTCTTCGCCACCGCATACCCGACAGCCGGAACAGCAGCACCGGCACCGTAGTACCACCACACCGAAGGGCCATCATCGTCGTCACACTCGTCATCATCGAGACGGACGTTCGTGGCGGGATCGACGCAGACCGCGCTCACATCCTCGTAATCATCGTCACTGTGGCAGGCCGTCAAGCCCAACCCGGCCACCGCAGCAATCAACACCGCCGCAACAGTTTTCTTCATCAGAACAAGCCTTCCGGTTCAACCTCAACATCAGGATCCGGAACGTCCGGTTCCTTCGTGAACAGAGAGCCCAGCTCAGGCCAAATGCCATAGTGGGCAGACCTAATCGCCCACAAGCCGAACTCAGGATCGGTGTAGATACCCTCAGGGGCACCCCACCTCGCGATAGCGTCGGCCAACTCTTCGGCCATCACCATCACCGGGGAAGCTGGATCACGTGGCGACACACCACGAATCGACCCGGCAACCATGTACAAGGGATTGCGGACCTCAACCCCGCACTCGTAACACCAGTGCACGAGAGCAGCAGCCTCACGGTCAGCAGCAGACATGAACGCCACCCGGAACGGCGGTCGAGAAGAAGGCCCCGACGTGGACTTGATGTCCTCTTCGCCGCCCGGATGCGAACCCGTCACCATCGATTCCCTCAGCCACGCAATGACATACGGGACTTGCCGGATCAGCTCCACGGCGTCAGGCCGGCGGGAGTTCTGTGCGGCGAGCCTGGTCAGTTTCTCGGTGACATCTTCGGGTAGTTCGATCTCGTCAACCGCTGGCTTGTGCGTCATCCAGTCGGTGATCTTCTCGCGGTGTTTCCTACGAGACTCCCAGAGCTGAACCAGATTCCAATGCGACAAGCGCAGAGGCATCCCGTCCGGAGCTTGATACGGGTCGTGCCCGTCGCGGTACTGCACCAGTTTCCTTCACTTCTATGAAGACACCAGACGGTTCATCCAGCTCCGCAACACGCTTCAACACCCGCATATCCACCACCTGCGAATCATCAAGAAACGCACGGCCAGTGATGGCGTCGAAGATCGCGCGGACCAGCTTGTCAACATCCGGTCTCTTGATGGCAGGGGGAGTGGGCTTCGTCTTCGGCAACGACTTCGGGCGCGGCATCACAAACTCAATGTCTGCTCGCACGCCACCCTCAATCGGGCCTCGATCCCAGAACTCGCCGAACACCGTCGCAACATGTTTCCGCCACGGCATCAGCTTCTTTGACGCTTCGACAAGGACTGCTCGACCACCCCGCACGTAGGCTTGCTTGCTGCCCTGCGGTGCCGGTTCACCGGCCACGAACACTTCGCTCACGGCCACCCCTCACTGAACAGCAGATGCAAGGCGTGCACAGCCTGCGGAGGGCACACAGCATTCCCGAACGCGCGCAACGCATCAGGACGCCCAATGTTCATGCCGGTCACCCAGCCGGGAGGGAAGCCCATCATCCACTCTTCGAACTGCGGGATGAGGCGCGGACGGTTGCCCTTGCCGGGTTCGCCTGGCATTGGGGCGGGACCATGCCACGACTCCCAATGTCTTATTGCGGGTTCGTAAACTCCCCAATCGACAGTCGAGCTATCACCGTAACCAGATCGTCGCCTCCGCTGTTCGGCCTGTTGGCGCGGGAGAAGTCCGGGCCAGCTATAGCGTCCGCTGACCTTGGTGTCGGGAACAGCTTGGGCCGCCCATGCACCTTCGGTTGCGGCGACGAGAAATACACGGTCTCGTCCGTGTGGAGCGCCGATGTCTGAAGCTCGTACGCTAACCCATCTCGCGTACATCCCATCCTCGGCCAGGTCCCCGAGAACCGTGTCGAATCCTGTTTTCCGGTGCCCGGATACGTTTTCCAGGATCGTGAACGTCGGTCGAATCCAGCGAATTGCTTGCCGGATGTGCGGCCACAGGTGTCGTTCGTCATTGACGCCCTTCTTCTTTCCGGCTTGGGAGAACGGCTGGCACGGGTAGCCGCCGCACAGGATGTCGACATGCGGCACATCCCACCAGCGTTTGGTGGTGATGTCTCCCAGGTTCGGGATCCCCGGCCAATGCTCGGCCATGACTCTGGCTGGCGCTTCGGCATTCTCTGCGTACCAGGCGAGTTCGGCCCCGAAGAAGGTTTCTACTGCGAGGTCGAGCCCTCCGATTCCTGAGCAGATTGAGCCGACCTTCACTCGGTTACGTGCGCCAGCTCGCGGGCAGTGTACGGGAAGCTCCCATCGGAGTCGTTTGCATCCGATACTTCGATGAAAGCGCCGTCGATGTCCAGGACTTCGCCCGTGCGCCCAATCTTGGACTTGAACCCCGCAACGACCTTCACGCGGTCGCCAACCTTGAACCCATCGCGCGAGGCCGGTTCCGCCTCGTTGATCGCCTTGAGAAGATTCTGCCCGTTCGGCGACAGGGCCTCAGCGGCAGGGATAATCATCTCACCCTGAACCTTCACCGGCTCAGGAGTCGTGTTCACCTCAGCCAACTGGATATACCCGATCGCATCAACCAGGTTGTCCCGCTTCTCTTTATGCCGGTCACGAACCGACTTCAGCAGAACCATCATCCACGCCACATCCCGCGCCGTGATCTCCGAACCCACATGCTCCGACCACAACCGGGCAATCGCCGGGAGACTGTTCTCCCCGTAATCGCCTGCACGGTCACCGGACACGATGTGATCCGCCTCTTTCAACAGGTCTGACATTCAGCCTCCCAACTTGGTGGCCGAAAGCATCCGCCCCAGCGACCAGATTTCGAGCAGGCAGTTACCGCAGGCGAACTTGCGAAGCACCGTGTCTCTGCTCGTTGTGAACACGATCTCGTGGGTGGCGACCTCTTCGCAGTCTTCCCACGGTTCAATCCCATGCGCCGACTCCTGCACCTCACACGGAGGGGCGAAGTCCACCTCAGGCAAACTCACGTCCACCTGAACATCATCAATAGTTGCTGTAGCCATACATCCCTCCACGTGAAGGGGAGGGACCGATCAGGCCCCTCCCCAACAGAATTCATCAGTCGCGCGGGTCAACCTTGCCGATGGAATCGAGGGTGGCCGTCAGCTTGACGTTGGTGGTGCCGTCCTTCTTCTCGAAGGTGTCGGTGCCGTCGAGGCGGGCCGTGAAGTTCACGATGTCCTTGTGCCTGATTGACTCCTGAATCTGCTCCGCGAGGGAACCGAACGCCGACACGTCGATGTTGGCCTGCTTGACGGTCTCGTACTCGCCGTAGTCGTTCTTGCGCTTCGCCGAAACGCCGATGGTGGCCTTCAGCCACGCCTTCCCGGACTGGCCGTAACCGAACGCGAACTCGTCGTCCTTGCCCGCGAAGATCATTCCCTGGCCGGTGATGGTAGGCATTGCCATATGTGTTGTGTCTCTTTCTGTTAAGCGATGCGCGCTTGGTCAGCTCGCCAAGCACGCGTTTCAATTGCCACCCCGCCCGTACGGTTCTTAGGCATACAGAGCTGGACATCACCACCAACTGTGTGATGCCCCTTGGGGTGATGGATCAGGAACACCACATCGGCGTCCTGCGCCGGTTTGTCCGAATCCCGAATGTCCGTCAGAGTTGGCATCCGCTTATCGCCCTTGTCGTACTGAGAACGATTGAGCTGCACAGCCACGAAGATCGCAACATCCAACTCGCGAGCCAACTTCTTTAGCGACTCCGACATGTCACCGATCTGAATATCCTTGCGGAGACTCCGATCATCCGGGTTGATGATCTGTAGATAGTCCACATAGATCACATCAAGCCCGCCCTGGCGTTTCATTGCCGTGGCCTGCGCCCGAATATCACGCACCGAGATCGAAGGCTTGTCCACCACGGCCAGCGAAGCATTCCGAATCTCGTCGGAGTACTTCTGCAACGCTGCACGATCCTCTTCGGATACCTCGCCACGTTCCAGTGCCCCGTAGTCCGCGTACGCGCCCGCCGCCATCAGCCTGTTCATCACCTCGCGCCGAGACATCTCGGCCGAGAAGACCAGTTGCTTCAGATTCAGTGCGGGCTTTGCGAACTCGCCAGCGATGTTCGTCAGCAGCAGCGACTTACCTTCGCCGGGTCGGCCACCCACCAGATACATTCGGCCACGACGGATACCGCCGTTCAGCTTCTTATTCAGGCTGGCATACTGGGTGGGCCACACATCCTCACGCTCTTCGGGTTCCGCGTCGACCTCGTTCCAGAAGTTGTCGAGCGAATCCACGAGATCGGAGCTGCTGTCCTCAACCTCGGCGGCATCCAGGTTCCGCAACTTCGAATGCGCAAAGTCCAAGGCCGGCGCGAACTCTTCCGTCTCGGTGATGAACTCTGCGACCTCCCGCAAAGTCCGAATCAGATTGCGACGCTTCGACGCTGCCCGCACAATCTCGATACCACGCTGAATCTCAATCTCCCGGACAGACTGCCCAGCGAGATCATCAACGATGTTCTTCTGCGTCTGTGTACGCAGCTTCATCTTCAGATTCTCGGGAGAGATGGTGCGCGAGTCGGCGGCGAGTTTCTGTGCGGCCTGCCAGATGGACCCGTGGTCCTTGAAGTGGAAATCCTCACCGTCGAGCTTGTCGAGGTATTGGGGCATGGTGTCCCGCATACCTAGGTTGGTGAGTCCTGCGATCAGGATTCGTTCGTCGGTGGATCGGACGGTTGTTTCTAGTGCTTGTTTGAGTACGTCAACCAATCAGTCTCCCTCATTTCGCATTCGCCCAGTCGCAGGAGAATGACTCGGTGTCGGTGTCCGGGTTGAACACCAGGCAGGTCAGTTCGCGGTTGTCGCGCGGCTCGACTTCGTACACGTCGTAATCCTCAGGACTGGCGTGGCCGAAGTTCCCTCCACCGCAGCCGGTGAGTATTGCCACCCCGGCAATGCCCGCGACGGCCAGCGTCACCAGTTTCTTCACTCAAACTCCCGTTCAGTCGTCTTGATCTTCGAACCATCCTCTTGCAGCAACACCCAGTCGCCCCACAAGAAAATGGGCATCGCCCGTTCGTCTTCCCACGACCACACCCAATAGCCTCGGTCGTGAGCTTCTTTCGGATGGGCTTCTATCCAGCCGTGACAGCCCCGCGTACCGTCCCCGCAGATGTGGATGCAGTTTGCTGCCGTCCAGGGTCCTCCGTGGCTGCGTTTCCGGCGATGGTGGACTGACTGAGCCGGGGCCATGCAGCAAATCTCACAGACGCCTTCTGAGCGCTCGTAGACGATGCGGCGGCATTCCTTCTCGTTACCCCGCGCAGCAGCCACAACAACCATGCAATGCCTGAGAACCCTGACCAACCGCCATCCAATACGGAAACTGATCCGGATCAGGATGACCAACACCATGTTGCGGACAAATCCGCTCGAAGATTCCACGATCCTGACGCCAATGCAGACGCCACAACCGCATGTGATGCTCGGAAGGGTTGTGAATCACACACGCCGTCTCGCAATGCTCATTCGGCTCATGCACGTTGTGCAGGGTGAGCCACGACGTAGGAATAGTCGTGCACGTCATCGTCACTCCGGAAGGCTGTCGTACAGGCGACTCGCGGCAGAGAGGCCAGAGAGCACCCCGTGGATAATGACGAGCCCCGCAGCAACCCCGGCAACAAGCCAAGTCACCAGAACCAGGGCGGGCGGTTCCTCGGCAGACGGATATTCGATGAGGACTGCCGCAAACCACGATGAGGCCACGATGCCCACCAGCGTTTCGACCATGTATGCCAGCCTTCTGAAAGTTCGTTTCGTCATTCCCGAATCCTCACATAGAAACCATCCAAACCCGACTCAGCAAGCATCTGCGCATCCTCAGCCCCATACGCAACCAGCACGGACGGAGCGCCGGCATTATGTTTCGCACGAGTCCCATCCGGCTCAAGGAAATGCAACCGATTCGACAGAAACAACAAAGCCGTAGCAGCACCCCACACGTAATTCCTGAACCACTCAGTCTCAGTCCTGGCAAACACCAACGCGGTGCCATAGTTGTGCTCGGCCATCTTCCGCATGAACGGGACAAGCTCTTTCCCATACGGCGGATTCAGCCACACACGGAACCGCAACCAATCCTCTTCCAAACCATCCAAGCCGTTCTCAGGCATGAACGTGAAAGCTGCTAGCTGATGTCCAGGAGCGCCCGCAGGATCCAGGTCGAACTCTCCAAGGGGTTCAACGATCTCCCGTGGAGTCAGCCACCGTGTTTCTCGCTGCCCGCCACCCTTGCTCGGGTTGTGGGAATTCGTAAACCCGTTACTCATTGCCAACCCCATTCGAACATTGCGTATTCGTGCTCGTCCATCTCAACCTGATCGTCAAGCCATTCCGCGCAACGAACACACGAAGTGTCGTAATTCAGAAGATTCGAAAGCTGGTCGTGTTCCGCAATCAGGATCTCCGCCAGGCCGACAGGAACGGAGACAGATTTGAGCCAGCCGTTCTGACTGCGCACATACTCGATTTCGTCCCGAACCTCCCAGAGAGGATCCCGTGGACTCATTGCATCAGTCTCTCTTCGCTACAGCAGAGTCAGATAATCGTCGTCATCGACCCGCTTGGACTTCTCAGGACGCCACAACACATCGAACATGCCGCGATCATCCAAAATGAACAGTTCCGCAGTATCCCTCAACACAGTCGAACCAGGCTGAATCCACTGACGCTTCGTAGCCTTCACAAACACATGAGTGCTCGACCGAATGACAGTGCCAACGAGTTCCTTGTTCAGGGAATCGACGGACTCAAGAACCGGATAGTCGATATGCTGCATTCAGCATCCATCCGGGGCAGTAGTGGGGGTTGATGCATAAGAAGATGGCTGCCATCCACCCTCCTGCGAGCACGATTCCGACGAGGTTCACCCTTTTGCTTGCGATTCGAGAAATTCGATCAGTGCACGCAGCTCAGTCTTCGGAACGAAGACGGTCGCGGAATCTTCGATCGAGAAGCCGATATCATCATCACTGGCTTCAGCTCTGAGTACATCGCCGTCGTCATACGAGGCTTCCACAATAGTCGGTAGGTTCTCAGTTCTCGTTTTCCAGCCCAATTTCAACCCTTCGCGTTGTTGAGCAAAGCGATGAGAGTGTCCAGATCATTCCTTGGAATGATGACCGTCGGACCGCCGTTCACCTGGAACCGAACATAGTGGCTTACGACATCGACTGTCAGTCTGTCTACACCATTCGGCTCAACGAACTTGACTTCAGTCTGGACCCAACCCATAGCTTTCACCTCATCTAGGTACGGCACGGCCTATAGAGCAGGACGCCATGCATAAAGAGAAACGAGCACTGTCCACAAGAATGTGACGCCGGGTCTGCCTTGACCGTCACGAACGTGCTCAACCGGACCCTCAGGAACATCAGGTCGTTTACATCGGGACCATCCAGAGGGCATGAGGAACCCTCCCCATCTGACGGGGGTCACCCACGGCTTCGATCTCGTGGGCGGGCAGTACAGATACGCTCTCGCTGCCTTGGCGGGTAGGTTCTCTATTTAGTCCGAATGGATGTTCGACCGCAAGTGCGACGCGCCGGTCACCACCCTCCGGACACGCCCGTGTCGGAAGCCTTGGTTAGGCGCTCGATTGTTCGCCGACTCAGGGGCGATGTGGAACGATCTCGCTCTGTAGCCATCGGCACCCCGGCACGAATCACCCCGGACTGGAAGACCGCGTTCCCCTTTGGGGACGTGAAGTACATAGGCTCAAGGGCGTTCGCCGCGCACCGGCTCAGCACCGGGCATCCTCGGCAAAGTCTCTCGGCCATGTTCTCCATGTTGGTCCCATGAGTGTCCCGCACGAGCGGTGCAGCCTCACCCCGGATTGAGGCGGCAAGCGAGAAGTTGGGGTCCACCATCATGGCAGTGCCCAACTTCGGCCGAAAGTCTTCGTTGACATCCTTGTAAAAGTCCATGTCCCAGAACCGGGGATCCTCGGTCGCGCACTTGCCGCCGCCAGCCCACGATCGCTGGCTTGCCCCGCAGTTTGGCCCGCCAGCGAATTCATTGACGGCCTCATTCCCCGCAACTGCACGCCAGGGCTCATACCTTTGCTCGTCAAACTCGTCTGCCGGGTCATCATCCCAGTCCATCAGGGAAACACCTCAATCTCGGGTATCACCATGCCTGCCCGCACCACACCCGACTGAGGCACAACATCGTCAGCCTCAGCCAGGGTGGTCTTCAACGGGCCACGCAACACCTGAGACACATTCACACCCGCAAGGGCATCTCCTGCGCATTCAGGTATCACCGTGCAACCGGCACACAGCGCGGTCGCTTCAACATTCTCTCGTCCGGGCGTCAGGTTGCTGACCGCGAACAGTTCCGGGTCCATGTCGCGGCACTTCGCCCGCAACCACCAGGCACTCACAGGAGAGCCATATCTGCGCGAGCATCAGCAGACAGGGTGCGTAGGTACTCGGCTTCGTCTTTGCGAGCCCACGTCTGTTCCTGGTAGTAGTTCCAGGCTGCCTCTGCAACAACCAGCTCATCTTCGGCTGCAATCACCTCGGGCTGAGCGAGTGTCCATGCTTCGCGGTCATCGCCGGTCATCTTCCGGGTCTCGTCTTGGGGATCCCGGATCGGAGCCTTCAAGAGTGCCTGTGCCTTCGCTCGGGACAGTGCCGTCTTCGCTACCCGGAACCGGGTGAACGGGTGCTCCGAGTTGTCGGGGAGCTGCTGGCACATCTCCGAGAGAACCCACAGGCGACGTGCAACCTTTGCCCGGTCAACCCCGGCGTCACTCACCGTAGGCGTTGGCCCAAGCGATCAGGTTGTCCAGGGCCTCTTCGGAGTCGATGTCCGGAACGCCGTCCCATTCACCCAAGGTCATCAGGTAGAGCTTGAACTCACCGCCGGGAATCTTCTTCTCTTTCAGCAGGCCAAGGGCTTCCGCCTTTTTGGCGTCCAGGCCGGCGGGCGCGTCGTTCGAGGGTGCGGCCTTCTTCGCGGGAGCAGCCTTCTTCACAGCAGGCTTGCCCTGACTCTTCTTCGGAACCTCACCCCGGCCAGCCTGACGGGCGTGCTCGTTGGTGTCGGCATCCTTCGAATCATCGATCGCAAACAAGCCGTTCATGGCGTACTTGCGAGCATACGAAGAGGTCGAGCCGGTGACCTGAGCGTCATCCATGCCCTTCTTCGAATCAGCCTCGCGAGCCCAACCAGACGCCTCGATACGGTTGCCGTCCGCGTCGATCAGGGTTGCGGTGGCCTGCACGTAGACCCGGCCACCAACCTCCACGATCTCGTCACCCAGGACCAGGGCCACACCATGCTTGGCGAGGTGCGGCTTGACAGCCTCGGTGATGTCCTCGGCGGAACGGTAGTTGTAGTTGCCGAAGTTGTTGCGCTGGTTCTTCGGGGCGTTGAGTTCGGCCTGAATCTGGGAGAGCTTGGAGATGATGTCACCCACGGGCAACCTCCAATGCTGCTCGGATGCCCGCCAGGAACTTCTCAGCGATCGGTCCGTTCATGCCCGCCACAGTTCCCGGAACTGCGCTCGCAGCAGACAGGTACGCGTCACCCATCTTCCGAATCAGCTCGTCGTCCACCTTCGCGACATTGGCCTGGTAGTCCCGCAGATGGATGTACACGGCCAGCTCGTTGGTGAGCTTGCGAACCTTCTCATCCAGATCAGAAACCGGCGTGTTGGCGAGAATGGACCGCAACCCCACGGGGTCGCCTTCGACCTTCCCGATGACGAGACTGCCCGAATCGTTCGTGTACACCGTCGTCTCGGGAAGCTGGAATCCGGTGTCCACCTGATCGGCAGGCAGCAGCTCGGTCAGCTCGCCCACCGGAACATCGGCAACACCCTGCCAGTCGAGATCGCCAGAGCTGTCACGATCGTACTCGTTGAGATCGCCCTCAAGGTCCGTTGCATAGAACTCGCCGTCATCGTCCACGTAATACTTGTAACTCAAAAGGTCTGCCTCCTAGACAAACTCGATCGGACGCGGCTCAGCGCCCTTACGTTTGAACTCTCGCTGCAACTCCGACAACTCACCAGCAATCCGGGCAGCACGCATCCCCAACTCCAAATCCAGCTCATAGAAACGAACCTTCGGATTCTTCGTCTTAATCGGGAAGTGCACCAACAAACCCACCGACGTATCCAAGTCCGGATGAATCGGCGTCCGAATGCCCGTCGCCTGGTCATACACAACCGAATTCGCATATCCAGCGATCTGCGTCGTGCACGACATCGGATACTTGAAATCCCACTTGCCAGTCTTCAAGTCCCCGACAACCACACGGCCATCGGGCAACTCGATCAGATAGTCCAGCGAACCAGCCAACTGAAGCTCATCATTCACCACAAACAACTCTTGGTTGAGGAACTTCAGCGGGGCAACCCGTTCCTTGTAGTGCTCATACAGCGGCACAAGGTGTTCCTGCACAATGCGTGGCGTCTTCCCACGGTTGTGAAGCTCACCCAGGGTGTGGAACTCGGTACCGGCAGCAGAGGCAACGTTCTGGCCGGCGGTCGTACGGGCCTGCTCGACAGCCTCTTTCAGCCGAGACTTGCCGGACTTGAATGATCCGTCGTCCCCGTTGTTCCACGGGTCGGCATCGTATTCGTTGATGAGCGTGACGATCTTCGACCTTGCGGCCTCGTCGAGCATGACACCAACAGCGGCCTGAGCTGCCGCCCAATCCACAAGGCCCTCTTTGCTGTCCAGTGGCTTGGCGATGCCCGACATGCGGGCGTACGGGGTTGCGTCCCTGGAAATCCACCAGGTCTTCGGTTTGCCGTTGCGGGCTTTGCCCGTCTTGGGTTCTCCGGTGAGTGGGCCTGCACCTGGCGGCATGACCCACGGTCGGTCGTTGTAGTCGCGTTGAATTGTGTGGTCTGTGATGTGCTCTCCTAGGGTTTGACCTTCTTCTCGGCTTTCTTCAGCGCCTTGCGGAGCTTCTTGGACTCGGCCACTGTCAGCCATGTGCGAGCGGGCGCATCAGCCGAACGTGGGCTGTACACCGGAACGGACAGAACGATGAACCCACCACCGGGGGAGCGTCTTGCTTCGGCGAGTAGTTGCCCCTCGTGGTCCCTAATCTTCATTGGGGTACAGGATCCTTTCGAGTTGCGGGGGAGAGTAGTTCGGACCCTTCTGAATCTTCCCGGCTGCGTCCCGGACAGCTTTGCCGTCAACGAACTTCGACATGTTCGAACGATGAACCTCGTCAAACAACTCCTGCGCGGGCAGGCCGAAACGGTTGTCGATGCCCAGGACGATGACCTTCACGTCCGTTGAGCCGTCCGCAATCTCGACCGGATCGTTGTTTGCGATGCCCTGGAACAGTTCACCCACCTCTTCGAGCAGCAGGGCCATCGAAAGAAGCTGCTCGGACTTGTGGATGTTCGCCGAGTCTTTGATGCCGTTTGCAAGGCCCTGGACGATCGTGGCGAACACGAACTCGTCGCGGTGCCCCTCGTCGTATGCGGTTCCTTCACGCGTCGGAATGGTGGGGAAGTAGCGAACCTCCTGCCCGCCACCACGCATGAAATGGGCTACGTCAGCTTGTGCTTGTGCGATACTCACGCCTTCACCTCCGGGCGACCGTGCGTCTGGTCGGCGGTGAATAGAGCCTCACCCCAGAGCTTCCCGCAATCCTGCATCTCCTGGACTGCCTGCGCCCACCGGGCCACATGCTCCGAAGCTCCCAGGGCGAGCAGAATCGACTCCGCGTTGGACTGCCCACAGTCATCGAACGCCTTCAGCTCGCGGCCAGTGAAGCCAATCTTCGAGAACCCGCGCCCGATGATGCACGACGGCTGACCGGCAACCTCGTAGTAACACGCATCGTCATGCTCGAACGGCGGGCGATACTTGAAATCCGGCTTCTCCGTCGCGATCTCCACGACCGCAGCCACAAGAGACGCCTCCACCTGCGGAGTGAACTCTTCGAACTCCGTCTTGCCGATCAGAACCATTGCTTGACCTTCTCCCACGGCTGTGAACGCCAATCGCCAGCAGCCATCCAGCCGGAACCCGACCACGCCCACGGCGAGCCATCCCGGTCCAAAACCATTTGATCCACCTCAACCACAGGCTCACCCGTCTCCGGATCAAGCACAGGGTCATCAACAATCAGATGCCCCTCCGGAATCACAGGGACGAAACCAAACTCGCCCACATCGATATGATCCGGAATGTCCAACAACGCGATCGTCACGACACCGCCTCCCCAAGGAACTGAAGCTCAGCCGCACGCACACCAGCCGGTGTGAACATGAACCCGCTGCGCGTCAACCGCACATGCTTCCGGCCCTCCGGGGTGATGAAAGCGCCCTTCCACCAATCGTTGTAGCCGCGAACCCACTCTTCGAGGATCCGGTACGTCCAGTCCCGTGCATCGTGGAAGCCGTGACCTTCGAGGTGTGTTGCCACCTCGTAGACGGAGTGCACGGGATCGTCGGCCTCTTCGCGGAGGCGGCGGTTCTCGGCTCGCAGCCTGTGGTTTTCGCGGATGAGTGCAGACCAGGAGTCTGCCGCATACTCAGCCTGCGAGCGCGTCTCGCTCGATTCGGGCATCAGGGTTTCACTTTCCGACCGTGGCACGGGGCAATGGACATGTCCTTGCGCCACAGGTCTTCGTATTTCCACACAACGGTGGTGACGACATGCTTCTGCAATCGGGGATCCCAGACCGCGAACACTGTGACCCGTTCACCGATCCAGCGAACCCCCTGCGGGTCTTTGATCTTCGTGCCCTGCATCGCCCGGATGACTTCTGTCGCGTCCACTGCCATGTCGAGCATTCGGTCGATGGCGTGCGGGGAGAACTCGAAGTCCGATGCCTTCAGGGTTGGCGCGGTCACAAGACCACCTGATTCTGAACACCCGACTTCACCTCGGGCGGAACCTCAATCTCAAGTGCCGCAGCAGCAAACGCCGCATACCGGAACTGAAGGGACTCCGGTAGCTGCTCGAAAGTGCTGTACCCGTCGAAGTTCGGGACATACTTCTTGATCTCATCCCAGCCTCGCTTGGCAGCCGCATACGAAGTCTTGCTCATCTTCGTTTGCGAATACTCCCAACGCTTCTCGGCCTGAAGCCACAGACGGACGTTGTTCTGCCAACGCTTCTCAGCATCAAGCCACGCTTGGATGTTGCTGGCGTTGTCAACCAGCGCCTTGGCGGTCGTCAGGTCCGTCTTCGAAGCGACGATTGTATCCCACGCATCGACAAGGGCTTTCGCCTCACGCAGCTCGGGAGGCATGTTGTAGTAGTGGTCGTAGTTGTACATCAGAGGTCACTCTCCGTGGCGAAATGCTCGGCCTGGTCAACAGCATCCAAATCCGGAAGATTCAAAAGCTGACGCAGCGTCGAATTCTCTTTCTTGTACTCGGCCTGATGCATGGCAACTGTCGCCATCATCGAGTTGAAATCCCTGCGCGACATCACCACAAACTGATTTTCCAGTTCGGCGAGCACAGCAGGCATCTCGTCCGGCTTGGCGGCGAGCACGCTGCCTGCGATCTCCACCAGCGGCGGGTCCGGCTTGCGGTCAGTCATTGTCGGAGTCCTGGTAACGCGCGAGATGGGAGTACCTGTCGAAGAACGACGCAGCAGACAAGAACGTAGCGGCACGATGATCCTTTGCGCCATGCGCGATCTGCTCGTAGTTCGGGTAGTAGCCGTACAGAAACGCCCCGACGAAAGACGTCGTGAACTTGTGCCTCCGCGCAAGATCCTCCACCTGAGCGCGCACATTCTCGAAAGTGCTGCCCCCGCCAATGAAGTCATCCACGAACACCCACGACCGACCCAACGAACCCGTATGGGAAGTGCTGTGAGCAGACACACCAGGCTTGCGGAGCACCAACATGCGCTTCCCGGTCGCCAACGAGGTGACAGGCAACGCGACCGCACCCGAAACCCCGATGCCCACAACGGTGTCGAAGTCGATGCCAGCCAAGCAATGCTCAGCGGCCATCTTCAGGTAGGTGGGGTCGGTGCCACAGTCCACGTAGTGGGGCATGTCGTACGGGTAGACAGGTTCGCCGTCCGCACCTTTCGGGGCCGGGGGCAAGTCGTAGGGCGGTGCTTGGCGGATCAATTCGCGGCCAATCATGCGGCCCCTCCGATCAGTGAGTAGAAAGCGATGCCGAAGATGCAGACACCGCACAGGTAAGCGAAAACGACTTCAAGCTTGCCCTTCACTGGATGGCACCTACGCCACCCAGCTCAGCGTGACGAGCGTCGGTGCGCCTGACGGCCTCACCCCAGGGCACACCATCGTCCTGAGCGCCCTGCACCTCTGTGGCCCAACGCTGTAGCGCACTGGGCGCGTCGAAGTATCGACGAAGTACCGTGGCTGCACCCCGGCCCTCAACCTCATCCAGTTGCTCAATTGTGCGCATCCCCGTGTTGAAGAGCGCCTGGCCGATCAGGCAATCCCCGCCTGTGCGGTCCTCGTTCACGTAGTGGCAGGTGATGTTCTGGCCCGGAACATTTCGGGGCTTGTAAATGAACTCGGGGTTTTCGTTGGCGAGCCGGCGCACTTCGGCAACAAACTTCTCGAAGGTTTCGTGCATGGCGGTACCAGTGGACATGACACACCTCAAATCTGTGGAAACAATTGAAAGAACTGGACATTCAGCAAGGGAACCAGGATCGAACCTGCCTCAACGGGCCAACGTTGGTCGGCGAACCCCCACCGACATTCACTGAAACGAGCGGCTTCCGCACCCAGGCCCATCCCGGCCTGGTTCGTACCCCTCCCGAATCCACATCTGATGGACTCGGGCATAGGTGGCGGTACACGCCTAGACTCGCCGCGCTAGGATGGTGGTCGCGGCACACATCACCAAAAGCTTGGGGAAGCGGTGATGCAGGTGAAGAGAGTCCCCGCCCAGGGATCCCGACACCAGTCGTATCTTCGGTGAACATCGAAGTACTTAATGAAAATCAAACCCAATAAGGGTTCTTCTGTACCGCCACAGAAGTCGACACCAAACACAGCACCTTAGGGCTTCAGGGACACGTCAACCGTCCACCCACTTCACCCCACTTACCTGGGGCAGGTCTCGTTTCGTCTGGCCGTTCAACGGGCAGCACAGGAGCACTATGGAGTTCTGAAAGGACACACACCATCACGGGCGCACGCCAAACAGAGCGCACGGTGACCGTGGGTGTTGAGAGAGAGAAAGAATGAGGGAACGCACGCAAGTTGTCGTCAGGCTATGTACGTTCCGTCGTGCCTGTCGGGGGACTCGAACCCCACGTGTCTGCCAGTCAGGCGAAAACTAGCTACCTTCTATGAACGCCTCCACGTCACGAGGGCGAAACCGCCACGGAGTGTTAGGCCCCGTCTGGAACCCACGCAACCCCTTCCGGCCATTCGTCCGAACATGCTGCACGGCCTTCTCCCGAATCGTCTTCGGCGTGAACCCTGTCGCTTCGGCAACCTGCTCGGTCGTCAGGTACCTGACCGTCATGGCACATCCTGGAAACGTGAAACCTCACTCGGATGGACACCCAAGGCCGTAGCGACCTTGCAAGCCAGAGAGGCGGTGATGGCGTCTCCCCGGAAGGCCCGAGACATCGTGTCGCGGGACACCTTGCAGTGAACCGCTAGGTCAGTTGCTCCCGAGAAACCCTGATCGTTCATCAGCCTCCACAGCATCGGCATATTGAGCCGGAACTGCCATTCAGTTGTGCGCCTTGCCGAAGTCTTCTTTGTGGCTGTCTGGCGTTTGGCCGGCGTACTGCGGGGGTAGATGGGCGAGGGGGTCTGTCTGCTGCGAGCTACTTTCGCTGCGGTCTCGATCACGTTGAAGACACTAGCCGACGTGGATCGAATTACAAGCGTGACGTCCAAGAACTTGGACACGACGTTAGGGTCTTTGGTCCCACGCGATGCCCCTGACCAGCGGTAACCGAGATCACAGCTTGTCCAAAAAGTTGGACTGGACGGCTGTCGTACGTGACACGTAGACTGAGAAACATGACAAACCGCAGGATCGACCTAGCCGCGTATGCGACAGTCCAGACAGGGGCGCAGGTCTTGCACGAGGACATCGCAGGAGTCCTCGGCGTATCGCGCGGCACCTACGTCAACCGACGCAAGGCCAACAAGGTCGGGGCTGATGACGTAATCGCCGTGGCCCGCCACTACGGTTTCAACGAAGTCCAGGCACTACTTGACCTCGGTTTCATCGATACCGACGCCACCAACGAGTACATCGAGCAGATGCCGGGTTTTACATTGGTGGCGACCCGGAAGGCTAGCCGCATCACCCGTGCACGAACGAGAGGACAACCCAAGCTCAACCCCGCAGTACAGCTGTAAAACTTGACATCCCCCAAGTAGAAGGGGCGCGGAGCGATAGATCCCGCGTCCCTTTTTCATGCGCAGAAAGCTTCACCGACACCATGTCTACCCCCCTAAACCTGGTGACCTTGCTCCCGACCGCGTTCCTCGGACTCGCCTGCTACCAACGCCGCCGATTCTGGCGGCATCGCGGATTCGCGGCAGCAAACTACGGACTCGCATCCATAGCCCTCGGATGCCTACTCATCTCACCCACCCACAACTTCATAGGCGACCTGTCCGGGCACCTCACGGACATCTGGCGAGCAGACCTCCTACTCGGCCTCAGCCTCATCATGCTCGGCGTGCACATGCTGATCCTGCACCTAGCCGACACTCTTTCCCTTCTTGACGAACAGATGGCCCAAACCGCGAGCACCGTCCTGACCGGCTTCATCGTGGCGCTCTGGATCGGGTTCTTCATCGGCGGCTTGGACGACAACCCCTACACGGGTGAATTCCCCGCACTCGGCAGAAACTTCTTCTGGGGAATCTTCTGCATCTGGCTCATCTTCGTATGCACCCTGTGCATTGGCTACGCCAACACCATCATCAGACTCGCCGAAGAGGGGAGCAGCCTGCGACGCATAGCGTGCTGGTACCGCATAGCCGCGTACGGAGGCGTCCTCGTTGGAAGCTCCCGCATCATCAACCTGCTGATCAACACGGATCATCGCCTCCCCGAAGCGAGCCTAGCCATCGACTACACGGTAAGAGCCGCCGCAATTGCCGCCTTAGGGATCGCCGCAACCGTGTCCTTTCGTCAAGTGACAAAGCCGCTAGTAATCCCCGACTGCTGGCCCCCAAGAGACACAAACTCGACAGGATCAGACGACGCGCTAGCCGAATAGGTAGCGGACTTATCGATAAGGCTGTTACGATCCAAATCGTCAAGCCAACGGCCTTATCCGATAAGCACCAAGAGAGGGACGCACATGTCACGCCAAGAAGTCATCCGAGTCATCGACGACTACGACGGTCAGCCCATCGAGAACGAAGAGCCCATCGTCATGGAGTTCTCCGTCGAGGGCGAGCAATACCAGCTCGACTTGCGTCCCAGCAACGTCACCAAGTTCCAGAAGGACATGACCAAGTGGACCGACAAGGCCCAGAAGGTCGGCGGTCGACGCAAGCGCCGCGCAAAGGCCGTCGCCCCCACGAAAGCCGCCAAGTCTGCCGAGCTGGCCGAGATCCGCAACTGGGCACGAGACAACGGGTACGAAGTGTCCGATAAGGGTCGCGTCCCTGCTGAGATCCGTGAAGCCTTCGAGGCGGCAGTCGGGTAGCCCACTTCTGCTACACTAGCCAGGCCCTCAACCTTGGGGCGTTACTCTCCGTTCCACCCAGGGTTGGGGGCCTACCCATATCTATACCCAGAAACGACAAAAACACCCCCTAGGCAGCCACTCAGGGCCACCTAGGGGGTGTCTTGTATCAGGTCGAAATCTTAGTGATGTCTGGATCGTCATCCCGGAACGTGGGCGGGTCCGGAGACACAATGCCACGCTCAGCGAGCATCCCACGCAGCGTTGCGATGTACACCTGCAACGCCACCAACTTATTCTGCAAAGCAGTAATCAACAGGTAGTCACGCTCCCGGTCCTGCCGGTGACGTTCCTCCTGCTTGCGCGACTCCTCTTTCAGGGCTTCGAACTCTTGGCGCAGAGTCACATAGTCAGCCTGAAGCTGGTTCGTCTTCTTCATCAAATACCGGATAAACCCTGTAGCAGCGGCAGCCGCGAACAATCCCAATCCAAGGATGATCGCAGGCCAGCCGCCACCAACAAGGTCAACCGCATCCGGAGGCACGGTTGTCACGAAAGTCAGTCCTTAGCCAGCCACGGCACATAGGTGTGCAACAGCTCGTCCACAACGGGGAGCGCCATCACCCGAGTCACACCGCCAGCCACCGCCAACGCCACGCCCACACCAGCCGCAGTCGCCGGGATACCCGACGCCACAACAATCAGCGGGAGTGCCGCAGCAACAGCCACAGCAGCCTGAAAAACCGTGCGGACAGTTCGCCGCGTCTCATCGCTCACTTTGCCTCCAAACGAGCCACCCGAGCATCCAAGCTCTTGATGGCATCAACCAGCCCGACCACCTTTTTGCGCACGTCACCCAGGGAATCCACAACCGTGAGGTTCTTCCCCTTCTCGTCCTGGCCCAACTGAGCCCAGCCGGGGTACTCGCCCGCATCTCGTCCACCAGTCAACTGCTGGCGGATGTCCTTAACGTCCGAAACAATCGGACCCACGTACGCCTTGATGAAGGCGATAATCTCGTCCTTAGCGGCCACGTTCAGTTCCTCTCCGTAGTAGTGCTCCTGGACCCGCCGAATGAACTCGGCCCAGGGAAAGTGCTTGCCGGGATCCGTGTGACCGCCGCCCCACGCCCCGAAATCGACATGCCCGCAGATACCGGGCGTCTTCGGCATACCCTTGCCGCCCACATAGATCGGGGGGATGCCACGCACCTTGCAACGCCAGGCCGTCAGCTTCGCCAGTCGATCCATCTGCGCGTTCTCGTTCTTGCCGTCGCGGGCATCAGTCTCAACCCACTTCGCAGTCGTCCAGCGTGCGAACGATCCAGCCGACAGCAGGTGATCGCCCCGAGTGTTCGCGTTCGACGCAGACCACGGGTTCTGATCCCACGGGACCACCAACACCGACTCCACGTCATCCACCACCGCGTTGTACGACACCTGAGACGCCGGATTGCACAGGAACGGGATGATGTCCTTCGCCCGCCCATTGCCCTCCTGAGTGTGGATCACAACCCAGTCAACATCACGGCCACCAGAATGCTTGTTCGGCGAAATCTGATGCCGCGTAATCGGATTCTCAACCACGAGACACCGCCCGACGAACCTCAGCCAACGCATCAACCACAGTCTTCTTACCCAACTGGGGCCAGCCAGCAAATTGGCCGGCGGTGCGACTGCCAGTCAACTGCGCCCGAACATCCTTCACCAACAAGCCCAACGGTGCGAACACCTCACGCACAGCAGCAATCACCGGATCAGCCTCAACCTCAACCGGCACAACCGCATACGCGTAACCCTTGCCAGCAATCAACGTCGCACACTGCTCCAACGTCACCCAGTACTGGTACGGGGAGAACCCAGAATCAGCGACGAGCACATACCGCTTGCCGTCCACGACCGCGTAACCCATCAGTGCCACATAGTGATAGACATCCCCGCCGCCATACGATGGAGACTTGGAACCAAGCTGACCCTTCGGGTAGCCACCCACGGGCGCAATCCAGTTCGCTGCAACGCCATACCCGGCATCCACCGATGCCTGAAGGTCGGCCCAAAGCTTGTCCTGTTGCTTCTTCGTGGCATCAGCGCCACCGATCAGAACCGTGGCATACAGCACCCCGAGATGCTTGTGCAGGGCCTTCGCCAACAACCCAATGTGGTTGGTGCCGTTGACAGTTGTGCCCATTTCTTTCGCCAGCTCGCGCTCACCAATGAACTTGCGAGACGAGCAGATGTTCTGCACCGTTGCAGGACCACACCAGTAATAGGTGTCCTGCGTGATGATCGACGGAACAAACTTCAAAGTCTTCCGCATCTTTACCTCCAAATTAGCTCAGCCAGACACAGCCCACAGACATGGCAGAACCGCTGGCATTGATGCCGAGAGGCGCGGTTGGGGAGTCAATGAGTGCGATGGACTGGTTGTTACTTCCATTGCCGATCTGCCGGAACCTTGGGGTTCCCACATAGCTGGGCGATGCGGTCGATGCCACAGTGCCCGCGACCACCGCAACAGCCAACGCGCCCGAACCATCAGGCGTGTGAGTCGCCACCGCAGAGCTAGAAACCTTCGACGTATACGAGCCGACCGTCGTAACACCCTGGTACTCAGCGACAATCATGGTCTCCCACGAACCGCCACCATCGCAGACGAAAGTGTGCGCCCCGGCAGTCGCATTCACCACATAGAGCTGATGGATACGAGTGCTGGTCACCTGCCCGTAAGGCGTCAGGGCAACCCCGTCCATCGTGACACCAAGCCCAGTCGAGTTCGATGTCGTGCCAATGATGAGCTTCGTTCCCGAACTCGTGGTCATGTTCACCGACGGAGCCTGATTCGAGCCCGCCACGCCCACGGCCTGCACGAAAGCAGGACCAGACACGACCGGCCAACGCTTCACAAACTGCGTGCCGTCCCACTCGTAGACACCCTGAGGTGCAACAAAAGCCGAACCATTCCACACCCGAACCTGGGACGGATCAGCGAAAGCCGTACCGTTCCAGTGCTTCAAAGCCATCAGGGCACCACATACAACACGCCAGTCTGGCCCGTAGCAGGCAGAGCGCCAAACACAATCTTCCCATCCACATACGACTTCGGCGCAGCATCGTTTGCCACGAGGGGTGTGCCAACCTTCACCACACCGCCATCACCGCGCTGAACAATCGTCCACGCCGTAGCGTCATTGCCAGAGAAGTCCAAACCGTGCAGGCCAGTGTCGCTCGTGGAGTAAATCTTCCACGGCGCAGGGATCGTATCGACCTTGCCGTTCAACGCAGTCTGAGTCGCAGTACTCACCGGCTTGTTCGCGTCAGACGTGTTGTCCACGTTCCCCAAGCCGACATCACCCTTCACCAAAGTGACCACACCAGTCTTGCCCGCCACGCTCGCAACAGCATCCGTGGTGTCAGACTTCTCCCACGTCGAGCCGTTGTAGATGCAGTAATCACCAACCGCGAACTCGATGTTCCCGGAACCCAGATTCCTTGTACCAGCAACACTCACGCGCCACACGTCGCCCACATTGCCCGTGCCATCAGCCAGGGCGGGGCTGTTCGTGCTCGCGTTCCAAACGCCCAGATACTCCATGATCGAAGACGGAAGCTGCGAAACCGGAACCTTGCCACCAGAATCCAGCGAGGCGTAGCCATTCGCCACACCCTTGTTCGCGGTCGCTTCCATCGTCTCGCGAGCCTTGTTCACGATCGTGGTCACCCGCCGGCCAGTGATGAATCGGTTCGCCGTAGCGGTGCCCGCCGTGATCTCCGCATCCGGAATCTCAGTCGGAGGTGTAGTCTCGCTCACCAACTGGTACGCGGCACCATCGAAGTACAACAGCATCAAACCGCCAGCGGTGATCGCCATCGACGTAGACACCGGGCTCGCCTGGTTGCCAGGCCGAATCGGATACGGCGTACCACCATTGAACGCCAACGTGGGGGAGGCAACCGTACTTCCATTGGTAACCCTCAGGAGAACGAAATCGCCAGAAACAGGAGTAGTTCCAGTCACCGCCTTCGCAGCGGTGCCCGTAGCCGTCGCGGTCGTAACGTCGATCATCTTCAACGGTCGGGCATCAGTTAGGCGAGCGTCAGACGAATCCACCTTGCCCGCAAGGCCCGTGTCCACATAGTTCTTTGTTGCCGCGTGCGATGCAGCCGTGGGCTCGCCAAAGCTACTCACGCCACCCGCAGTCCGGAACGCAATCGATGAAGCGGTAGCGGCAGAAGTGTACGGCAGATGGGACGTAGCACCGTTGCCATCGTTCGTGTAAACGCGGTTATTGCCCGACACCAACGGAACCCCGCCAGCCGGACCCGGAGGCCCCTGAGGGCCAGGATCACCCTGCGGCCCCGGATCACCCTCAGGCCCCGGAGGCCCAGTCGGACCCGCAGGACCCGGAGGGCCAGCAGGCCCAGGAACACCCGGAGCAACATCAACCGAAGCGCCAGCAGGAGACTGAGCCTTAGTTGCAGGCGCACCAGGTGAAGTCACATACACAACACCCTTCAGCCCACTCATTTCGTCCTCGAAACCTTGTCCTGGAACCAGGCAAACTCGGTAGTCGGACTGCCAGGGTGCCGCAGATAGATGATGTACGGAGTGTTGTCCGCAACAGTGTCCGTGGTCGCAGCCTGCACAACAAAAGTCGCCGTCCCGGTCTCCTCAACCACCTGCGCATCCCACTGCGGCAGATTGCCGACCTTCGCCCAAACCGTAGTGCCCTCAGGCCACACATCCCCCGTAGAGAGCGTGCACACCCAGTCGGCACCATCAGTCAAAATCAAACGACCCTTCAAGGGCCGGTAACCAAGGTCTGCCATCGCAGCACCTCCAAACGTGTTAAGCCGCCACGTCAGCAGCGGTGAAGTTGTCCAAACGGCCAGAGGCGAACGTGAACGCACGACGCGCCACAACACCAACCCAGCGACGGCCAATGCCGTGCTGCACAACGTTTCCGGAATCCACCCACTGAAGGATCGGCGTCGGATTGTCGTCCATGCTTCCGAAGTACGCCCGATAGGTGTTGTCTGAAGGCGTGTACCGCAACGTGTACCGGCCCGACTCGATCTGACCCGGCAAGGTTGCGCGGGCAGTCCGGGAGTCGTAGTGGCCCGTCATGATTCGCAGGCCACTGAACTCGCTGTCATTGTTCTCGATCGTCAACCAGGCACCGCCAGTCATGCCCTGAGCCATGCACAAGCCGACACCAACCGCGTGAGTATCCACAAACAGGTCAGCGGCCACCTCAATCGCATCCGAAGACATTGGGGTAGCAGACATTGCGGCAGCAGAGTTGTTCGCCAACGCGCCACCCGTGTGCTGCACCCGGTTGCTCGAAATGCCAATCGACCCATACGTTGTCCAGCGCGAGCCAAGCGAAGTGCGGTTGAAGTCATCGAACGTGAAGCGCGGAATCACCGTCTGCCCCACATCAATACCCAACGAGACGAACGGAGTCGGACCCACATACATGGTGTCGCGAGTCGATGTCGGGATCGTGGCCGGCGCAGGAGTCGTAGACGGATTACGCCCAGAACCCGACGCATACGGACGGAACCCCGGCAACGGAATCGGATTCGGGAAATTCACACCCGCCATCACGACCGTGCCCGAACCAGTCATTCGGAACTGCACATCGTAGGAATCGCCAAGGTCGGCCTGAATCCCTGTCGGCATCAAATACTGCTGCCACGAAAGGGTGGTCGTCAGGTTGCCCGCCAGATTCGCAGACGAGTGCACCAGCGTGGACGAGCCGTCGGCCTCCAACTTGTAGATGTCGATATGGAACGTCGAAACCGTGCCAGTCCTGTTCGCCAGGAACGTCACAACCTTCCGCTCCGCAGCGGACTTGAAGATCACGTTCGCCCACGGCGCATACGTAGAAGTTGCATTGACCGTCGGCACAGTCATGCCGATAGTGCCCAACACATCCTGGCGCTGGACACCAAACTGGCTCGGGTCGCTGTCGAAATACAAGTCTTGCGTGTGCGCATGAAGGTTCAGCAAGCCGAACGGGAACGACACAGTGCCAGTACGATCCGGCCCCGTCTCCCACACACCCATGCCCGACTGAAGCGAGATGATCTCCTGCACATAGTGAACCTGCGTGCCAACCGACACCACAGACTCCGCAGTCTCATCAGCCTGATCCCAACGAATCTTGAACAGATCGCGGATGAACGCCAGGCCCGAAGACAAAGGCCCCGAACCGGATCCCGTCAACATCCGGAGAAGCGTGCTCGCAAACCCCGAATTGAAATCCTCGAAGTTCTCATCAACAACCGTCTTGTTGTCAGCCTTCAGAAGGGTCTCAACAGCGCCCTGCGTACGACCCTCAAACGAGACCCGCTGAGCGCCACCAGCGCCCACCGCAAACGACTTGTTGTTCAGCGTCAAACCGCTATAACCATTAGGCACTACCGGCATTAGCCACCTCCAACGCCTGACGGAGCTTCGTCAATTCCTTCAAAGCCTCCGCGAGATCAGGTGCCGACTCTTCAAACTGGGCAGCCCGTTCTTCATCCGACATTTGCTTGATCGCCTCAGCACGCTCAGGGCTGATTTTCGCCAGCAAGTCCAGCGCCTCGTCTGACGACAACTTGCCAGCCTCACGCATCTGCTCGGCCTCTTCCGGCGACACCCACTGGGTGACACCCTCCGAATCCTGAACCTTCACCACCTCAGCAAGTTCCGGATGAAACCGGACACCCATGCGATACAGCAAATCCGACTGGAAAGGCACCAACGCCAACGGAGTTGGCATCGCCTGCATCTTCCCGAACGCCGGCCAAGCCGACAGGAACGGAGCCAAATGCTGGCGAGGATCGTCCCAATCGGTAACGTCCTCAACGAACTGGCGAGCCTGGTCATCCACTGAAATACCCTCAATCAACTAATCATTCGGACGCCCAACTCCTGAAGCGTCTCCAAAGCCTTCGAAATCAACCGAGCCTGACGCTCAGCAATAGACATGGCAGCCGTATTCGTGCCAACCCGAACCGTGTATTGATACATCGGCCCATCAGAACCACCCGACGAGAAGTCCCACGTAAGCGTGATCTCCTGCACCGCATCCACAAACACCTTGTTCGGGATGATCTTCTCCGCAGTCGAACCCAAACGATCACCAGGCATGAAGTGAATGCCCGGATAGATTGGGCCAATGCCCATCGTGAACTCATGCGTAGTCTGAGACTCTGTAGCCTCGAAACCCTCACGCAGAGCACCCAACGCGGCAAGCGACCACGCATTCGAGTCGCCGCCCTGCTGGTAAATCTCCCACAGGTGAACCCAACCGAGATTGTGTGCACGCGAATGGTTCGTGAACCGCTGCCACGCAAGGATCGTGCCCTGCAAGAACGGCATAATCACCGACGCCGCAATATCACCCGCAGACGAGAACCCCGCCAAAGCGAAATAACCCAGGATGTTGCCGACCATCTGAATGGTCAACTCTGCCAACTGGTCCGCGTACGGGTTCGCACCACCAACCACGACCGAGACAGGGCCAGCGGGATTCCAAGCCAAGTTTGAGGTCTCTATCTGAGACCACTTCGAATCCCGCAACACTATCCACGGATGGTTCGGTAGCTGCTGAAAGAAGCCCTCTTCGTAGTAGGCGTCCGGCCAAATCGTCTGATCGTCAGTGATCGGGGTCAGGATCGACTCAATGAAGCCATCCAGGAACTCGACCGCCGACCGGCCCAAGCCGCCCACGATGCCGCCGCCGTTGAACCACGTACCCTCAGGATTGTGGTAACCCGACTTGTCAACAACCTCGAAAACCACAGCGCCGTTACGGATGCTCGGCAGATCAAGGCCAGTGTCCTCGACCGTCTCGCCATCAACCGTGAAGTAACGCCGATAGGTGAGAACGAGTTTCGCGTCATCCAGCACATCACTAATGACCGTATCGATGGCCTGCATACGGGTGGCGAGCAACGCCCACAACGAATCATCATTCAGCAGGCTTCCGCACTTGATGTGCGCCTGCCACCTAGACGAATCGATCTTCGACATCCAGCCATTCGACGTGAACGGGTCATCCGGGAGCGTCCACCACGAAGCCTCTACTCGCATGATGTTTATGAGGATGAGAAAGCTCACGATCCAGCGCGCAGGTCCGAAAAGTGGTAGCACACGCGGGAATTGGAAGATCGGGATCGGCAACGCCGGGTTCGGGGGACCGAGCAGGAACGAAATCATCTGCCGGTCATCAACAAACACAGCTTCCAGGTAGTAGACACCCTGGCCGTCCTTGGTGACCTGCCAGTGATGCAGGATGCCCGACCAACGCAGCTTGCAGTCCTTGCCGCGCCCCATGTGATCGACCGAGATCACCACGTTCTTCTTGGCTTCCGGATCGTCCGGAATCGAGATCAACCACTTCGCCAGAAAGTGATCCAAGCGCAGACGCAACGTGCCCTGCGCTGGATCCTTGATCGTGAATGGAAACTGGCCCGCGATCGAGTCGTGTACGACACCGCGCAGGACCAGCCCACGGTCCTCTTCGCCCGAAGGCGGGTTGGCCCACAGGCGAATCCACGGTGCACGCTTCGCCATAGCCTTGTGCGCCTGCCGGGTAGCGTCACACGCGTCACGCACCTCAAACAGATCAACCAGAGGCGTAGTCATCGAGAAACCCCCCACGGCCTGGTGTACATACGCTGGTACTGCAAGCCAATTGAGTCGCCAGCAGCCACACCCGTCCACGAGACAGTCAGCTCAGTGGGAGGCGTGTGAGGCGGGATCGGATACATGAGACCGTTGCCCTCGCAGCGATTCCACGGATTGGTGCCCTTCGAGGACAGGAACAACTCTTCGTCCGGATCGGCGTTCACATCAATGTGTTCGCCAGCCAGCAGGACAGGAGTGGTCCAGGTTCGCCCTGAATCGGCCTGTGCGCGCCCATACTCGTCGTTCCCGAACGAGTAGTCCGGGAACGTGAAACGAGCGCCAGCGGGCGTAGCAGAGGCCGTCCAGCGCAACCACAAATCCGTGTTGCCGTCATTAGCAACAGTGAAAGTCGTAGACCCAGAAGTAGTCGGGCACACAAACGGGTCAGTCGTGACCAACTCGCCCTTCCACAACGGGTTCTCGCCAGCCGCATTGATAACCACAGTGGCATCGGCCAACAAGTGCGGGTCGCGGCCATTCTCAATCTCGCCCTCATAGCAGACGGGATCAGACAGCTTGCGCAACCCAAGAGAACGTTCACCATCATCAGTGATGAACACCAACTCGCCTTCGCGTTCAAACTCCCACGACAACGAGAACTCGGAATCGATGTCCCGCCAGTCGCGGGCATCCCCGCCAAGGCCACCCCAAATCTGGAAACCAATCACAGGCTCGCGGCGTTCAAGCCGGAAACCCTGATACACATGCTTCCACGCAGACTGCGACCAATACGTCACAGTTGGGGCGTCATAAAGCTTCGTCGGCTTGGGGAGCAGAAGCACACCCTGCCGTTCTGCGTCTCGACCAGACACGTTCCAAACGGAACCATCAGGCCCGCGCCATTCGATAGACAGATCGGATTCAGGCATACTTCTACTCCCCAAACAATCGACAAATTGAAGGAAACGATCAGCGCACGGTCTTCAAACCGATATGCGAGAACGCCTTATTCGCAGCGTTCTTCTCGATGACCTTCTCGAACTCACGCGCCGACAGCGCGTAAATATGCCCATACGTCGAACGGTTATCGACATGGGATGCCCCAGCAGATGCCGGAGCCCTTGTATTCAAAGGTGCCTGATGAACAGAGCCACCCAGTGATTCCATACCCTGCAAACGAGACATCTCGATACTGGACAAGAACTCAGTCCCAGTGCGAGCACCAGCCGCAACCATCGAAGACAGATTCCCGGCAGCAACAGGATCAGCATTGATGACGTCCAACAAACCACCCGCAGCGGCAGCCGACTTGGCATTCACCACGAACTCTTTGTTCGACAACATCGCCCGAATGCGGTCATCGCGCGGACCACCAGGACCCGCAACCCAACCACCATCGGCATACCAGCCCTGAGCCTCGTGATGCGCCAACGCCTTCGACGGAGTGCCGTACTTCTCAGTGCCGCGAATGTACTTACCAAACGCGACACCCTGAAGGAACGGATCATCCGTCTTCGACATCCCGACCGTGCCCCACGTCTGATCCAAGAACTGGAAGTTGCCGTACGCAGACGAATTCGGATTCTTGGCAGTACGCCCAGTGTCCCAATCCGGCCCGGATTCCTTGAACTTGATCTTCTCCGTGGATGTCCACTCAGGACCGACATTCCAGCCGAAGTCCTTCAGCGCGTGCATCACCCGGTCCTTAGCCGTACCCGTCTTAGACGGATCGGCCGGCGCGGGAGCAGGAGTCTGCTGACCCGGAGGCGTAGTGCCCGGATTCGAACCCGGAAGCAACTGCTGAGTCGTCGGATCATTCCGAGCCCCAGTGCCCGCAGGAGGCGCATCCTTCTTGTTCTTCTTCAGATTCTTCTTACGTTCCTGATCGCCCCACCACTCGTAGGTGTCATTGAACGCACGATTCCACTCGTTGTCGTCAGACAGAACCGAGCTTCCCAAACCAAAGAAGTCCAACGCACCCTGCGCCAGAATCTCACCAGCACGACCCGCATAGCCCGGAATGGACAGCTTGTCGCTCTCGCCATCCGGAGCCTTCTTCTGGCCCGTCTTCGGGAACAACTTGTCCTGCCACGGAACCAACGCCCACTCTTCCGGCGTGTAGGTTTCCGAATCATCAGGACCGCCCGTATTCCACGGATCCTCACCACCACCCGGAGCGTTGTAATTGCCGTCCGGAGTAGCACCAGGAGTGCCAGTCGTGTTCAAGCCCGTAGCGCCGCCACCAGGGAAGTACATGTGATCGGTGAACTGCTTGTCGTTGTAGCCGACAGGCCCACCAATACGCACCTTCGGACCAGTCGATTCGAAGTTCGTGCCATCCGGGAAAGTGCCCGCAGTGTGACCATTAGCCCCACCGCCCTGGTCCCACCAGCCGATCCGAAGATCGCCCGACGAGCCCTGACCTTCCAGCGCACCCTTCTGCTTCAACCAGTCACCCTCAGTGACCGTGCTCATCCGAGAATCGAACGGATCAAGGTTCTTCGCGACGTTGACAACCGCAGACACCATGCCCGAGCAGTCGATGGAATCCCGAGAGAACCCACCCATCTGATACGGCACGCCATCCATCGACCGAGCGAACTCGGTAGCGCCAGCAATGTTCAGGTCCGAGCCAGAACCACCCATGCCCGACGGCTGGCCCTGAGGCTGCCCAATCTGGCCCTGACGGTTGTTGTACACGTCCTTCGCGAACTGCTGAATGATCGCATTGTTGTCAGCCTGGCTAGACGCACCAGACTTGTTCGTCATGATGCTGACAGCCAGCCACTTATCGCCATCGAAGATGTAACCCATATCGTGCGACGAGCCGCCAAGCTCACCCGTCTTATGCGCGATCTGATCGTTCGGCAACACCGCACCAAACTTGGTGTCAACCGTCTGAGCCCGCATCGCATCCACGATCGACTTCGCCGACTTCTGCGACACCTTGCCCGAGCCATTAGCGGACTGATAGATGATGCCCAGCAACGCGTTAGCGCCCGTGACCGTCATCCGGTTCGGATCCTCGCCCGCGACCTCAACCCCAAGCTTGCGCCCGAGTCGAACATCCGAAGACGAAACACCCATCTCCGCCATCGCGGCATTCACCGCTTCGACACCGCCAACCTTGTCGATCAGACGGTTCGTGGCCTCGTTGTCCGAGTTGGAGATCATCGGATTCAGGTCACCCCGAACCTCATCCATACTCAGCTCACCGGCATCAACCTTCTTCGCCGCAGCCAACGCCACAGCCAGCTTGATCTCCGACGCTGAAGGCATCGACTTCTCAGCATTGACCGTGTAGCTCTCGCCAGTCTTCGGGTCCGAAATCGCAACCGCAACATCGATACCCTTGGCCTGGCCGGCGGCAACCGCCGCATCCGCAGCCTTCTGAAGCTCAGACTTCTCGTTCGCCGGATTCGACCCCGCAGGATCGTTCAGGTTCCACTCACCAGAGCCGCCGTAGTTGCCGCCACTGAAATCGCCGCCACCACTTGGGCTACCGCTCTCAGGCATCTCGAAATCGCCACCCGACGTGTCGAGGTTGATTTCGCCGCCCTCTTCAGCAGGAGGCTTCCATGTCGGATCAAGACGCCAGTCCTGATCGCGATCCGGAGGCAAACCACCAGACTTGTACCGCTTCAACAACTCAGGGTTGTTCGCCCAGAACACGTCACGGTTACGCTGCTCGCCGCCATTCAGCATCCGAGTATTCAGGTACCGATCCCACTCCTGATTGAACTTGTCCTCGCGGCCAACCTGCCGAGCAACATCAGCGGGACTCGGAGGCATCTGCCCACGGTCACGCATCCCCTTGATGCCCGGATACTTGTTGAACCAGGCGTCACGCTGCTCATCGGTGTACGGGGCGTAGCCGCCGTCATACACGCGCCGGTCATGCGGACGCAGATCACGCGGCGCAACACGAGACAGATAATCCTTCCACGCCAACGTGTGATCACGCTCAGCGAACGAAGGCGGCATCTGCCCAGTGCGGTACAGCCGGTTGATGTCCGGATTGTTGCCCAGGTAGTTCTCACGAACGTAACCCTCGTTACCGGACACCGCGATCTCACTCGGAGCTAGCGGCCTCAACTCTTCTTTGTTCAGCCCGGTTGCGGCATCCTCGCGCGAGATGTTCGCGTAACGACCAAAGTAGTTGTGCCAAGCCGTATCGAACTGGTCGCGCGACATAGCCTTACCGTCAGGACGGCCACCAGTATCCAGCCGAGCCAACGCCGACAAACGCGGATCATCCCGGTTGATAGCCTCCACCAACGGCGCATACTTCGCAGCCGAATGAGCATTGACCACAAACTCTTCCGGCGACACGAACGCAGTAGGACGGCCCGTAGCCGGGTCGATACCCAACACCTGATCCTCGCGAGAGCCACCCGGACCAAACAACCAGCCCTGAGCGTCAACACCCGCAGGAACCTCACCACCGACACGCAACTTCTGAAGGCGGTCACCAACAGAACGCAACCCATCAGACCCAGGCAAGTTCTTGCCCAGAATCTTCAGATTGCCCATCGCGGACAGCAGCTTGCCGACCAGGTGGATCGGAGTCTTCAGTACATTCGCGATGCCCGAGAACGCCTTTGAGATGCCCTCAGCGATACGCTTGAACAGAGAACCCATGTTCTCTGCGCCCTTTTTGATCCAGCCCCACACCTTGTCCCAGGCTTTGCCGAGCCCCGAGAACACACCGAGCAGCTTGTCGAAGTTCTCGACCACCCACTTGATGCCCTTGACCAGCAGCGCAATAGGATTCGTATCCAGGAACAGTTCCCACAAGAACTTCACCGCATTGCGGAAGCCCTCAAACTTGTTCCACGCCCAGATGACGCCGGCCACCAAAGCGGCAATCGCGATGACCACCAACCCGATTGGGTTCATCGACATCACAACATTGAGCGCAGCCTGGACAACAGCCCACGCCCTCGACGCAGCAGCAGCACCCTTCATCGCCACAGTCGCAGCAACAATCCGGCCAGGCAAGGCCCCCAGGAACGCCATCGACGCAGCCAAAGCGCGACCCGACGCAGCCCACAAGTTCGTGGCAGCCGTAGCCATCGCAGCCCGAGTCGTAGCACTCATCATCAACATCGGCAGCAGCGTGACCACTGACATGAAGATCATCATTTTGTCGGTCGCACTGCCGATGCCCGAAGACATCTGCTCCACACCATCAGTCGTGGTGCCCGTCATGGACTGAGCCGAAGCATCACCCATTCCGAACAGCATCATGACAGTGCCAGCGATCGTCGCGATAACCGTCAGGATCGACAGAATGCGAGCCCACGGAGACATACGTCCCGCAGCCTCCATAGCGCGGCCCAAACGCGTCTGAGCCTGCGTAGCACGATCAGTCGTAGTGATGAGCTGAGCAACACCAGTTCGGACGTTACCGACCGCCCTGGATGCCCCCAAAGCTGCGTTCTGGGCGTGGCGCTGGAAAGCGCCCCACGAACGAACCGAAGTCTCCTGGACCCCAGTCATAATCCGCTGGTACTGCCGACCGAACTTGAACATCGCAGTGTTCGCGCCATCACCAGCACGGGTCACGTCATTGCGCATACCCTGACTGAAACGCTGACTCGCAGTCTGCAAGTTACGGAAGCTCTGACCGGCAGCCACAACGCGTCCGATCAGGTTGCCGAAACCGATCACAACCTGCAACAGTGAGCGAGTGATTAGTAGAGTCGCAATACCCACAGCGACAAGCGGAGTCGGCAGACCTGCGATCCCATTCAGGATCATCGTCAACGGCTCGACAATCATCACGATCAGCGGCGCGGCAGCAATGATGAGCTGCGACAGCGCATTACCGATAGACGACATGAACTCAGCCAGACGGCCCGAGTTATCGCCCAACACCTTGTTCAGGGCACCGAAAACCTGCTCGATAGCAGGCAACGCAGCCTGGAACGTAGGCATCATCGTCTCAGAGAAACGATTGAACAGGTGCAGCAGATTGCCAAGCGACTCCATCGCCTGGCCGCCGAACTCGCCCCACATCTGCGCACCATCACGCAGGAACACACCCAGATCGCCGAAGAACGTACCAACGCCCTCGCCGGACTCGATGCTCAAAGTCGTCAGAGCCCGAGTAACACCATCAACCGCAGGCGCGAAGTTGCGGAACTGAGACTCGATCGAAGACCAGAAACGTCCCGCCGTACCATCAGCCTGGAACTCGCTGAAAGTCGAATCCAGAACATCCATCGACTTCTTGAGCTGATTGTTAGCGACACCCGCCGTCAACAGCATTCCGGCCCGAAGGCCAGGCAACTGATTGTCGGCCAACGTCTTAACGCTCGACCCCAAGCCATCAAACAACGTGTCCTGCACCGACATGCGAAGCTCACGCCACGCACCACCCAGCGACCGCACATCCCGCACAAACTGCTGAGCATTCGGGGAAAGCTTCTTCATCGCCTCATCGAAACGAGAAGTCTTATCCGCCGCCGCACCAGCATTCGCCTGCACAGCCTTCGCATCAGTGTTCGCGTCACTCAACTCACGCTGAGCACGCCCCACATTCTGCCGACTACGCTGCACATCCCGGCGAGCCTCAACCACACGCGGGTTCTTCTGCACGCCATTCGCATAAACCTGATTGGCCTGCTCGCGCACATCATCGTTACGATTCTGCGCCGCCGCGAGCCGAGTCTCCGACTCCCGAACCGATAGAGCAGCATCCTGCACATCCAGCCGGGACGCCTTGCCCACCGAATAGTCGTAACGGACCTGAGACAGGCGCTCACGAGCACGAGCAACCGAGATCGCCGCACGCTCCTGAGACTGGCCCGTCTCTTCCAACTCCAAACGCTGATCGCGAATCTCACGAGTCGCATCCCGAGTCGCCTCACGCAACCTGTCCTGATCGGACGCCAAATCCTCAGACGCGTTCCGCAAATTCTGCTGAGCATCAGCAACACGCTGATACGCCTCACGCTGCTCACGAAGGGCATCCGTGACCTTCTTCGCATCCTTCGACGGATCCTGAGTCGCCGCAGCCTTCTTATCGGCCTGCAACTCAGAGAACACATTGAAGATGCCCGAGCTACCGATAGCGACAGCGCCACCCATAGCGCCCAAAGCCGTAGCGGCAGCAGCAGCACCAGCAACCACGCCACCCAACAACCCGACGATGCCAGCGATGCCAGTAGCGGCCATCGAGATATTCGCCAGATTGAACAGCGTCATGCCAGAGAAGCCCTGGACGACACGGAACTGGTACTTCAGATCATCGATCTCATTGCGGGCCTTGCGAGTATCAGCATCGACACCAATCTCAATGTCGTTGTGCTCTTCAGACTCGCGGAGCTGAGTGATCTCAGCCTTACCCTTAGCTGTATCGGCGTCGACATCAATCTGGATGTCAGCAGCCTCTTGGCGCTCACGCCACTCCCGGATCCGCGAAGTCGCGGCAGAAGTACGCACACCCAGATCAACCGTGAGTTCCTTATCGACCTCACGCAAAGCCTCTTTGACACGCGCCTTGAAAACCTTCGTATCAACGAGAAGAGTGACCTCTTTCGTGATCTGAATCTTCTCAAGCGCAGCTTCAGCTTTTTCCTTGAACTGAAGGGTGGACGGGGAGATCCGCAGAAGCGCATCGCCAATAACCTTCCGAGCGTTAGCAGCCATTCGGGATCACCCCATCCTTCACATCATTCCTTGGTAGAAAGCTTGTCGGCGAACATCGCCTCCAAGTCCTCATCCGAGATGCCCGCGTTCTTGAACGAACCTTCGACATCCGGGATCCCTGCCTTCAAAGCCACAATCAGCGCGGCCAACGCATTCACAGCCGCCCCAATCGGCAGCTCAGCCAACACTTCGTCAATCGCGTCAATCTGATCGCCAAGCATCAGCTCAGCAATCTCTTCATCCGACTTGGCGTCAACAATCTGCTGGCAAACCTTCTTAGTCGGGTACGGGATGAAAATCTCAGGCGTGAACTGCACACCACCGAACAGTTCCGGCGAATCCTCACGAAGCTTCTCAACGAGCGACAGGGGAGCGGTGTTCTTGGTAGCCATTTGGATTACTTATCCTTCTTCTCAAAATCGAATACGTTGATGTTCTGATGCGGCAGCAACATCGACGTTGCTTTACGGAGCCGCTTGACGGCCTTCTGCCGTCGAATACGTTCAACCTCAAACACGGGGCGCTTCGTAAACTGCACCTCGTGCGACTTAGCCCCCGCAGTCACAGCACGGAGAGCAATCAGGTGATCCTTGATGTCAGCCATATCGTCTTTCCACGGGAACCAGCCAGCGGCCGGCGGATTCGTCGGCCCCTTACGGCGTTCCGGGTCAGCCTCTAGCTGATCGGCCATCACCTGAGCAATTTCGGGATCATTGACAACTGCGGAGAAATACTCGGTCCCCATACCGAGCCGCGACTTCAGGCGGTAAAACTCACGCCAATCCTTCTTACCCTCGATCCAGTCCATTGCGCGCAAGTTGAGAATGGTTTGAAAGTCCCACTCAAGCTCGCCCCAATGCTTGTCGATCATGGTAAGAAGGCCCGCTATTTTCCCTCTACTTCATCGGCCCCCTTGCCGAACCAGTGCTCGTTCACGTGCTTGACGAAACCAAGCCACAACTGGGGCGGCTCTCCATCGAACAGTTCTTTGAGCTTCGCGAACGTCTCAGCACCAAACAGTGCAGCGTGCGCGTCGTCAGGGGTTGTCGCGTCCCGATATTCATCCATCTGCTTCTTCGTTGGGAACGTGAGCGCGATGGTCGGGGTGACTTGGATGTCGTCGGGAATCGAGACCTCAGACTTGAGGTCGTAAAAGATCCCGGTCGGCTTCTTTGCGGTAGCCATGAGAGGGAATGCTCCTATAGATAGAAAGCAACCACCCAGGAGTAACGTCGTGAGAGTGCTACTCCTAGATGGTTGCTTGCTTTTGATTCGCGCCAATCAGAGCGCGAGTGTTACAGATGGGTTCCAGCCCGCTGCCATAGCGGCTGCACCCGCAGCGTTCGGATGTGTACCGTCCGCTGTCAAATCGTTCTTCCAAGTGCCGGAACCGCGAGCGGTCTCCACCGAATCCGCAGCCTCCACATAGCCCGAAAGTGGGCCAGGGGTAGAGCGAATCCAGTCATTAATGCCAAGGCGCACCGCCTCGCGCGCAGCAGACTGCTTAACCTGACCCTCCGGCGTGGAGAAGGTTCCAGTCGTGACAGGCGTGATCGTGGACTGATAAACCTTCAAGCCCATGCGATCTAGTGTGTTCCACATCGACAGCAAACGAGCCTGAAGCTGCGCGAGAGTGACATCCGCCTTGATGTCGTTCACTCCGTGACCCACTAGTGCGTGGGTGCAGTACTGGGCAAGCTGCAATCGTCCAAGACGCCGCGCATTGCCAGGGGCAAACTGTTCGGCAGTCTCGCCCGCCCGCGATGCGTTGATGTAGCCGTACTGGCTATTCAGGGCGCGGCACACCCAACCCGCGTCCGTGGCTGGCTCGCCGCCCGTGTCGCCCACACCCTGCATGATCGAATCACCCAGGATGTAAAGCGCCGCAGTGGGCTCATAGGGGACACCAATGACCGCAGTCGGACAGAAGACGCCTGCGCCGTTGTTGTCAGGCATGTTCCCGCCATCAACGGTATCCGTGGCCGCGCCGCCATCACCAACCGAAGTGTTTATGAGTGCACCAATCGGCCACTTCTCGCCTACCGTCGACACCGAGACCATCTGCCGCGTGCGGAAGAATGTCCCTGGTGCAACCTCGGCGGGGATCGCGTCCGTGACGAGGATTCCGCCCGGTTGATCGGTGGCCGTGCGAGCGCCGTTGAAGAACGCAGGAACGACAGCGCCAGCCGCATATTCGAATGCGGACTTGACTGTGATCGGGTTTGGCCCAGGCTCGCCCATTGCAATGTTGCCGTAGACAATCTGGATTGAGTGGGCGTTCGCGGTCGCGAAGTGCCGAAGGCGGGTGCTATGCGCGGTAGTGGTGCCCGCAGACAGTGACGCCGCAGAGGATGTGGCCTGGCGTAGGTTGCCAGTCTTGGATCGTGTAGAGATGACGATCGGCTTTGGATTGAACGAGGCATCTGCAACAGCCTCTTCCAGCCGATTCAACTTCTCGGCAGTGATTGGTGTGCCACCCTGCCGACCGTTCACCCAAGCATTGGGGTTATAGCGTGCCATCAATCAACCTCCATTAAGCCGGGTAGACGGAGGTGCCGGGGAACAAGAAGTCCCCCGGCACCGTGGTCATCAAGAACCCTCAGCGAACCCAGCCGCGACATTGACAGCCGCCTGGCCCGGACCACCCGCACCCATCGCCATGAATCCGCCGTACTCGGCATCCTCAAACGCGGTGAAGGTCAGCGGGTAAACCATCGCCGAATCGGTCGCCAGCGAGATCGCGTCAGTCTGCGTAACCGAGACCTTCGGGAAGATCCAGTAGTTGTAGACATCGCCGTACTTGTTCTCGTCAGCCGAGAGCAGAATCAGCGACCAGTACTGAAGGCTCGACGCGTAGCTCTTCTTCGCCTGCCATTCGCCATTGGCGTCAGCAACCAGGTCTTCCATATCCAGGCCCCAGAAGGCCGACACGGCGAGATTGCGCGACTCCTGAGGCGAGAACCCAAGGGTCACCGACTCTTCAGTCTTCACAACACGACGCGGACCCATCGAGCCGTAGCCACGGACATCCGCAGTCGACTGATCGGGGGTGATCGTGATACCGGCCTGCTGATCCAACTCACCGAAGGACAGCCAGTTGGTCGGCAACGTAATCAGGCTGCCACCAACACCAGTCAACTTGGTGGGGACAGCGCCCACACCATAAGGGGTTGCGATAACGGCGGCATCGCGCGCCATCACAACAAGGTCGTCGTTCTTTTCCTTGAACGAGAAAATGCCATCAGCCATAATTCGGCCCTTTCATTCAAGCAAGCAATTGCTTGCGAATACGCGCATAATCGGGCAACCCTGCCTCGGTGCGCGTAGTGACAACGAACGTGGCCGAAACAGCTCGCTCGTCAGGAACATTCATTTGAGTCAACTCAGGACCAATAACCTCGGTCACCGAGTTGATATTGAACTTGTGGCCCGAAACGGGATCCTCCACAATGCCGCCGCGCTGAAAGGACATGAGCATCTGCCTGCAAAACTCAAGCAACTCCCACGAATCAGAACGACGTTCAGTGATAGCCCACACCTCGATATGGGCTTCATCAAGAAACTTCTGGGTAACACTCGCCGCACCGCCAACGCGATACGACGACACAATAGGTAGCTGATCGCCATACTCGTCCGGCAGATAAGCACACCAATACGGTTTCGGATCAATCAGTTTGAGGAACGGCACCAGCATGGCTTGGACGGCCTTCTCGGCATCGTCGTAGCCGCCCTGATACCAGTCAGGGAAAGTGAACGGCACGAGCTAAATCGCTTTCAGTTGAGAGGTCACCTTGTTGAAGGTGAAAGAGCCACCAAACGAGCCGAACATCGGGCGTTTCCCCGTAGCTCGCGGAAGTTTGCCGCCAGGCCGGCGCGGGCCAGCGCCCATTTCGTTCCACACCGAATACGGCGCAGTGACCCGCACAAAACCCATCCAGCGGTCCTGTCGAGCGATATTCAGCATCGCGGTACCCGACACAGCAGACGAAGCCAAACGGCCCGTACGCTTCGGCACAGAGCCCGCATACAGTGCACGAGCCTTCATCGCCAACAGCGACATCTCCTGCCGCATACGACTCGACACCAAAACCGCCGCAACCGCCCTATTCGGCTCCGGAACACGAATGTTGTGCATCCGCTGCCCAGTCGCCCGAGTCGCAGCACCAGTCACACGAACAGAGCCAGCCATCAGCGGACCCCCTTGAACCTCACCGCCATACCCGACGCGAAACCAAGACGCGCAATAAACGGCTTGCCCTCAACAACAACCCGCTCACCATCAGGCAACTCGACACGATCAGTGGGAAGGACATCAGACCCGATAGGCATTCTTAGCGTGCCGCGCACCGTATATTCCTCGCGCCGGTCACGATCGCTAGTCGTAGTCTCATAATCGATCAACACATTCCGGATCGTGTGCGAGTCCGAGAACTCGTCACCAATCGGATCGCCAAACTCGTCGCGCATACCCCGGCGAAGCACAGTAATCGTGCTCGCATCAGCGCCATTGAACAGAAGATTCATCAGTCATCCCCAAACACGGGCATCGGTTCGCCAACAGGCGGATAACCCCACACACTCGACGCCGGCCCCAGCGCATCCTCACGCGTCTGCTGAATCGTCCACAACGACCGTGCACGAGGACGAGCCTTCTCAAGCAACGCCACCTCGGCGCGAAGGAAAATGTCACCAGCAGCGAAATCGGACTGCGGAAGAGTCGCCTGGAAAGAGCCAGCCTGGTTGACCATGAAGCGGTCAGGATTCCTGTACAAGCGCATCGCGGCAGCAAGGACAACGTCAATCACATACTCAGGAACAGGCCCATCCGGGTCAAGCGGATCAGTCGGAGCCGCCCAATCTCGTTCAGCAACAACACGTGCACGGGTTGAGGCAGACCAAAGGCATTCCTCAGCCCGTGCACGATCAGTTGAACCAGTGGGGAGTTCGATACCCAATCGAGTGGCGAGCCTGTCAACAGTTGCTAAAGCTTCCATTTCAGATCGCCCCTATCTGGGATCAGCTAGGGTCCGGAAGAACCAGCTTCGCGCCACGAAGGAATCCACCCTCAGCGACAACCTCGTTGTCGGCGTTCACGTCCGGCTCATCGATCGTGGTGTTGGTACCCGCGTAAACGTGAACCAGCGAACGGTCGCGGCCCTTCGAGAAGTCGTAATCCTTCAACCAGGTCAGCGAAAGGCCACCCTCAGCACCGATCGACTTACCCCAGCTCGCACCATCGGGGACAACCGGAGCCAGCCACGCAGCAGAGAAAGCACTGCGGTGGATGATGTAAGCCTCATTCGCCGGGAGGGCGTACGACTTCACAACGTTGTAGCCGTTGATGGTGCCGAGCGAAGCGCGGGCCAACAGGCTCGAAGCAATCGCGTCACCAGCCGAGCTGGCGGCAATGAACTGCGGGCTCAACCGAAGAGCAGCCTCGAAGTTCGCACCAACCAACAGGGTGCGGCCATCGTCAGGAATGAACGCCTGGCCGAGCAGACGGTTCGCCTCAACGAAAGCGTGATAGGTCTTGTCCGGGTCGACCGGGACAACAAACTTGTACGGAGCGCCCGCGATCTCTTCAGCGATCAGGTTCTCGAAGTCGATCGCAACGGAACGAACCTGCGGGGCAACAATCTGGGTGAAGACATCTTCAACGTCGAGCTTTGCCTTCTCATCCTCAAGCGCCTGAGCGTTGTAGATGCGGTGCTTCAGGTAGACGTGAGTCTTCTGCTCGCTCATGTCGCTGAACTCGATGTTGCGATCATTCTCGGTCGCAGGCCGGATCAGGGTCCGCTTCGCCTTGGTGCGGGCACCGATCTTGATGGTAATCGCATCGCCCAGCGCGCCACGGAACTCTTCACCGCTCTTGACGGTAATGGTGGACGGCAGAACAATGCTCCGCTGAAGCAAGTTCAGACTGTAGTTGGCAAGCTTCTCAACCTTGACTGCGTTAAAAGTCATTTGGTTTCCAATCTTCTAAAAGGAAAGGGTCAGTAACCCCGAGTGATAAACCGATCAACCACCGAGACATCAATCTCCTGGCCGTCATCGGGATCAACTGCGGGCTTCCCACCACCAGCAGGGGTGGGCTTAGGGGTGGCAACCGGGATCGGTGCCTTGGGCAACAGCTCCAACAGGCCATCAGCGTCAGCTTCAAGCTCAGCCTGGGTGGTGCCGGTCAAACGGCTCGCGAGAGCCTTGGGGATTCCCTTTGCCTCAGCGACCTGTGCACGCAAATTCTCAAACTCGCGCTTCTGCTTCTCGGCCTCAGCGGCAGCCAGCTTGTCATTCAATTCCTTAATGGTGGCGTCTCGCTGCTCAATGGCAGAAAGCTCAGCCTGCTCAATTTGGGCAAGCTTCTCGGCCTTGGCCTTCAGGTCGTCGTAGTCGGCGTACTGGTTCTGCACCTGCCCGATACGCACACCGATCGCCTTATTGAATTCCTCCTGAGAGGTAATCGGCTTGAACGGTGCCGGTTCGGCCTTAGGGGCTTCCGGAGCCTTCGGGGCAGCCGGGGCCTCAGGAGTAACTGGGGCTTCCGGAGCAGCAGGTGTTGCCGGAACAATCGCAGGCGCTTCAGGCGTAACAACGGCAGACGGATCAAAATCGGGAACAGTCAATGGAATCTCCAATAATCTCGCAACCCGCAAAGGGTTGAATAACGACCCAAATACGGGTCACGCAGCCAGGACTTTTGCCCAAGGCCGTAGAGCCGCATCATCGCCAATCAAGGCAAGCGCGGACCGAATGTCGGGTTCCGGATCCCCAAGAGGGCCAGAATCCCTACGCAACGACTCATAGAGTCGCCGATAGTTCTTCAGTGCTTCAGTCGGACTCTGCCCAGAACCCGGCCTATACACCTGCGACCACAAATCGCCGCCCACACGGGCAGCTTCAGTCATCTGGAACTCACCCTCATAGACAGGGGCGAGCACACAGCAACAGTGGTCATGCACCTTGGCGATACCATCCGGTTCGCCGGTTGCAACAAACGCAGCATTAGGAGCGAACTTGCTGTTCGTCCCGCTGAAAGAGTTCGCACTCCGATAGACGACACGAGTGGACACAGGCCCATTCGCCGCCAACAGAGCGCAGAAATAGCACGGGTCAGAGTCCGTGATTCTCTGGAAGCCCGTGACAAGTCGATCTTCACGGAATTCCTGTTGGGCAACCTCACGGCCACCCTGCATGGCTGCCTGGACTGCTGAGCCCATAGCACCCTTCAAACCCTTCGCCATAGCCTGATCGGCCGGCGCGGGCATAGATTTCTTCACACGAGCAGGGCCAGTCGCCAAAAGGCGCGCAGCGGTCTGCCCCTCATTGAACTCAGGTGCAATAGAACGCACCCGGTTGACGGCAAGCCCGGTCGTAGCGGCCTGCCTGGCGGTAATGATCTTCGGTCTCGGCTGCTCGTCCAGGCCAAGTTGCTGTACACGCAGCGCCCGATAGTCCTCAAGGAACGAGACGGTAGCCTTCTGGGAATCCTCGTAGCCGCGCCGAACACCAGGCAACAGCCCATCAATCCACGCGAACTGCGTTCCGTCTAGGTCGCCGAAATTGAGACTCCGATACGAGCGGATCACGCGCGCACGAGTCTCATCGGCAATCTCTTCTTGCCTACGCCTATGCTTCAAAAGAAGGTAGGCGGCAATCAGTTCCCATATCGAGTCATAGTCTTCGGCCTGACGTTTTTCGTCAGTCGCCACTTGGCCCCGAATTCTTCTCAGGATCCACAGTGCCCTTCTCTTCCGAGTCGGTCTGATCGTCCCCGGTGTCCTTTTGGGTTCCGGTGGCGTTCAGCTCTCGCAGATAGACAGCAGTCGGATCGTCATCGAGCAGATGTTCCTTCCACTCGTCAATGTCGTCCTGAGTGACACCCGGCAGCATCCGCCACAAAGCGATACGCGGGATGCCCAACTGGACGGCCATCTTTCCGAGCGCGTCAGCAGCCTGAGCCAGCGAACGGATTTCCATGTCCTGCCACGACACGCGGGCAAGAACATCAGAAGCGCCAGTGGCGTCACCCGACATAGCGGAAGCCAAACGAAGCAACTGGGCATGGGATGCACCGAACGACACCTGACGCTCATACACCTTCTGGGTGAGGGGAGCGCGGGCAGCAGACAGGGCATCCGAAGACAGGTTGACGAGCTTTCCAGTCAACAGGTGCGACGGAAGCTGCGACACAGCGGCAAGGTGCTCGACATCGGCGTTGATGACGTTGATAAAGCCATTCAGGTCGGTTTCATCGATCGTCCCGAACTTCGTGTCAACAGACTCGGCAAGAATCACGTCATCCTGGCGGATCCTCATCTTCGCCAACCGAGCCTCTTCTTCAGAGGTGATGTCGGTCATGCCCGAGATGTAGAACTTCTTCCACGAGTTGTAGTGCTGAGTCAGCAGCCGGTCGAAACTCGACTTGTCGACGCGAGCAGCAACCACAATGAAAGGCTCAACCTCACCCGGCGCATTGCCGTCAAGGTCCAAAGCGTTCGTGTACCGCACAACCGGCACCACAGCCGCACCATGAGGCACAGTCGAGTGCAACGTCCACTTACCCTCGTGCAGCGTCAACGAGTGCTGGAACTTGGAGTCGTAGAGCGTGAACAGCTTGCGTTCGTTATCGGCCCGGTCAACACGCAGCGCGTACACCGGCCAGTCATCCACGGCGGGATCGTCATAAACGGCGAACATGCGCTTGGGGCTCATGCCCTTGATCCGCGCAGTCGGCTCATTCGTCAAAGGGGAGACGCCGTTCTCTGCGAGCGCGTACGCATACCCGTAGCCGAGCGCCGCCCGGTGGATAGCGATCTGATGCTTGTGCATCCCGTTGTCGTTCCAGATACGCCACGGACCCGGCACATCGTCACCAGTTACCGGCGACCGATAGCCATCCACATACATGGCCTGAGCGATAGTGGTAACCACAAGCCCCAACCACGGGGTGCGAGACAAGGCCAGCAACTCTTGCAGCTCTGCGGTCGCGCCACGCACATTCGCGGGTTCCTGCTCGCCCTTGTACCACTGGTCGATCTTCTCTAGCCGAGCACGCTCAAACTCGTGGTCCCTCCACAAGTCGGCTGCCTTCTTAGCGATCTCGTCTTTGCCGTATAGGGCGTCCGCGTACTCACCCAAGAGCTGTAGCTGCTCAGGCTGTCGCCAGTCCTGGCAATAGATTCTCTGGCTCATTTACCAAACCTTCCCGCCACGCTTCGGCTCTTCTTTGAAAGCCGTGTACGCATAAAGGGCGTAGGTGGCAGCAACCAGCGGGCTAATGTTCGCCTGCAAGTCCTTGCGAGCCCACGCCCAAGCGCCCTGATGCCCGATCTCCCGCTTGATGCCCATCTGCACGGCAGTCTTTAGAGCGGGATCGTCTTTGGCGCGTCGGTGACGCAGGCGGTTATCGCAAGCGATGGCGAGGAACTGTCCACAAGCGGACTTGATGTCATTTACGGTCATTGCGTTGTACTCGATGCCGAGCTTCTGTAGCTCAGGCACAAGAGCCCCGCACGGGCCACCAACGTCCAAAGCGATGGACTGTGGCTTGTTCTTCTCGACGAGCAGCTTCAGGTATTCGGGCACCCACTGGATGCCATCCTCGAATGCGACACGCTCTATCGAGAACAGTCCGTCCCGGTCCTGACCGGCTGCATAGATGGCAGCGGTAGAGCCTTCTGGATCAACGTCTACAGCGAACGAAACCTTGTCCCGTAAAGGTCCGGACGAGCCGGGTGCTGGGTCATCGATCTGCCAGTCCTTGTACTCAAGGCTGTCCCACAGCGCGGCGGGGATAAGGGCGTCGATGTCCATGCTGGCCCACAGGCCAAGGCGTTCGCGTGCGAAACCAACTGTCGAGAGTGTGCGTGATTCGCCCGCCACATAGTCTTCGTCTAGGCGGATCCCCAAAGCCGGGTTGGCCTGATACCACTGGTCCCGGTCATTCGGATCGCAATCGTCATCGGCCTTCCACTCGAAGTATCCGATACCGTCAAGCTTGGCCTTTCCGGCCTCACTCTTACGGCGCAGAACATCCGAGTCGTCCATTCCTGTGGACGAGATGAACCAGATTTGAGGATTGGGCACAGCGGCCTGCGTGGGCGTCATTGCTTCCAATGCGTCCTCAGGCAGGTTGTATGCCTCGTCCAATATCAGGGTGTCAACGGTGTATCCACGGCCTGATCCGCCAGAACGTGCAACGAATAGCACGCGGCAGCCGTCGTTTAATTCGACGGACGTTTCCGCACCGGAGTTTCGGAAGATTTTCGTCTCTTCCATGAGTTCGGGTGTGGATTCGATGAGATGCTTTAGCCGGCGGTGACCCTCTTTGGCTGTTTTGTGTTCGTGGGCCGAATGCATGATGACTTTTTCCTTGAGCAGGAATAGTCCGGCGAGTTCTCGCGCCTCGATGATCGATCCCTTACCGTTCTGGCGTGGGACGATCAGGGTCATGTCTGATGCGGCGAATTTCCCGTTCTCTTTGTAGCGGAGGCTACATTCGAGTACTTCTTGCTGCCACTCGTCCAAGTCCAATCCGGCGAGCCGCGCAAGAATGATTGCGTCTTCGCCTAGGGATGTGTGGAAGAGGGGAACGTGGTAATTGGCTTTAGGGGGAAGTTGCGCTCCAATTCGAGTCAAAGCGTATCAACCCCTCTTTTTTGCCTCCGCGATTTGTTGGGCGAGAGGCTTACGTTTTGCCGTTTCGGTTTCGAGCTTTTGGACGCCCAATCCGTGCAGCACTTGTCGCAATGCGAGAAGCTGTTGCCGGTGTTCGGTCATCAATGGGTTTGCGATTTCATCGCCTTTGGCGTTTTCGACGGTTAGTGCCGAAACGCTCATGGCGTTAGTGAGTTCATCGAGCCGGTCTGCGATACGGCAGGCATTGAATAGCAACGCCTCATATGCGGGCATCACTTTGCGAATGGAGTGGACACCTGTCCACAACTCTTTCCCGGCTGGTCCGAGAGATTCAACGTCAAACAACTCGGGAACCCCTTAATGGAAATGATTGTCAATAGGACTACATTCCCAACATTAAGGATCGATCGGACACGGTATTAATTTGATCGTTTCAATTTTGCGTCTGAGCTGGATTCTGGCCCGAAGTTGTTTGTCCGGCGTACAATGTGTAACGCCCGAACAACGAACGGAGATATACGAAATGAACCTTGCTTTTGTCCATATAGAGCGCGCGATCCGCACGGGGGTGTGGATTTGCGATGTCGAATGCCGCCCCGTTCAAGGGGCAGATAGGTCCGCAGCAATGTTGGCGAGAGTGGAATTCATTGATTCATCCAAGGGGAGGCGCTTGGTCGCCGAATATGACGGGCCGCACGTTAGGCGTGCATATTGGGCCAGCCAGGGCGGGCATGAAACCCCGTTTACCACAGGGGCCGCTCACGTGCTCCGTGGCGAGGTGGAACAGGTGTTGGGCATTACTCCCGACCGACGTCGATACAACGCCGCAGCGGGCCACTCAGGGCGTCTTTCGTACCCCGTGAGTTCCGCTTTGGGAGGCTGAGCCGTGGAGATGTGCCGAACGTGCCGCATCGTCCACGGAAAGCAGTACAGAGACCCGCGCGAAGGGTGGTCAGCTCATCGCACCGATGGCGACGGGATCCTGCATGTCTGGAACTTCAAAAAACGGCGCTGGGAGGTCGTTGAGCGGAGCTGAAAGTCCGTGCAGTGACCGAGCCCCCTGGCATCGAGTCAGGGGGCTTTCTGCTGTCCAGAACAGGGGGTTGTCAACCATTTGCTAACCACCCCTCCCGTCCCATCTCGCCGAAACCGCCTCTGACCTGTGCCCCCGGTGGGAGTCGAACCCACACCGGTACGGATTTTGAAACCGTTCGCAGCCCGACATAACAGAACCGCCCTGACCAGTCAATACTCACCCACAACATGCAGGTCAGGACCGTTGCCGGCGGAATCTGCGTAACCGAACGTGACCGTTCGTGACCGTTCTCAACCGTCCGTGGTGCCAACCGTTGCTAACCGCGCGGATGTTGGTTAGCACGGTGATCTGCTAACCGTCTGCTACGCTCCACGCATGGCATGGACAGTGAAGAAACCATCGGGCAAGTATCAGGGCCTCTACCGGGACGCCAACGGCAAGGTGAAATCGGTGGGGATGCACGCACGCAAGCTCGACGCGATGAAGAAGGCATCACACAAAGAAGCCGTCGCCCGGAAGGACGAACAGGCGCTCTCTGAGGTCACCCTTCAGGAGTGGTACGACGAATGGTTCGAGACCCGTCGCGTCACCCGCAAAACGAAGCTCGAAGACGAGGCCCGGTTCAAGAATCGAGTGCTCCCCAAGTTCGGTTCCACACCCCTCGCGGAAATCGATCACACCGCCATTGATGAGTGGATCAACGAATTGGCGGCTGAGAGCCTTTCTCCGTCCACAATCACCAAGCATGTGCACAATCTGTCGGCTGCGATGAAAGCTGCCGTGTACGCGAAGCTGATCCCCTCGAATCCGTGTGTGGGTGTCAAAAAGCCGAAGCCGGATCCCACGCCTGACCGATACCTCACCCGCGATGAGGCAAATGCGGTTTCCGCCCTCCTGGCCGGAATGAATCTGTTCATTTGGCAAATGCTCATCGGGACAGGCGCTCGATGGGGTGAGGCGGTTGCCCTTCACTGGGATCATGTCGATTTCAAGAACAGGCGAATTGAAATCGTGCTCGCCTGGGATCGGAAAGCGAAAGTGTTCACCCCGGTCAAAAACCGGGCGCGACGTTTCGTCCCAATCTCGGATGAGTTGGAGAAGGCTCTGCGTGACCGTCTGGCCGAATTCGGGTACGGGAAGGCGACCTCATTTCCATATGAGCCGAAGTCGCTCACTCCGCGCCACGGAGTCATTCTTGCGGGGCCGTCAGGGATGCCGTGGGCACCCACCAATTTCTCCCACGCGATCATTGCGGCGGGAAATGCGGCGAAGGTTTCGGAAGAGGGGATCGAGCGAATTGTCGGCCCGATGCGTCCGCACGATTTGCGACACACGTATGCGTCGTGGCTTCTGCAAGACGGGGTGAAGATCGAAGTTGTTTCCCGACTGCTCGGGCATAGCTCGGTGACAATCACGGAACGGTATGCGAGGCTCGGCGACGAATCGTGGGATTCGGTTCGCCAGTCCCTCAATGCCTGATATTCAAGAATCACCAAGGAACGGAGAATCCAGCATGAAGGTTCGCGTGGAAGTCACACTCGACATCGATACGGAATCGTGGAGCGCCAACTACGGAATCGAGGGGGGTGCAGAGATTCGGAAGGATGTGAAGGCTCACGCCGCACATACCCTCACTGAGACATTCCGCGACATGGGCCTTCTGGCCGACTGAACTTCCAATCACCAAGGAACGGAGAATCCAATGGAATACACCTACGGACGCCAGGCCCGAAACGTCGCCCACCTCAACGATCAGACGCCGTGGCATTTCGGAATACACAACACGGGCGGTGGCTGCATGGCCCTGCAAGCCAATCTGAACAAGAACTACGAAGTTCTCGTCACCCACAGGGATGGGGAGATCCTTCCCGATCATCGATACGACAGCGACGAGTTGGACAGCGCAGACTTCTTTGGGATCCTGGTCGGCATATATGACATCAGGAATGGCGACACGGTTGCCACGGGAGAGGCGATGCCTTCGGGTCCGAATCCCGTCGATGAGGTGGACGCCATTTCTCTGGCATTGGCGCGGGCGATCCACGCGTTCAAAACCGAGCCCCTGATTCCGACGGACTTGGACCTGTCGAGTATTGTGACTGTGGTCTAGCCCACAACTGAATATCAACCAACAGAGAACGGAGAACTCTCACCATGAGCAGCAAAGCCGCAGCCGAAGACCTCGCCATCAACATCACCTGCCCGGTCTGCAACTCGCGTCCCGGAGAGAAGTGCACGGAGCCGACCGACGACAGCCGGAAGAAGATGGCAAAGATGCACCACCGCCGCACCGACCTGATATTCGTCCCTCTCATGCCCGATAAGCGTTGGGAGTTCCTGACGAGCATCATCGAAGAAGGCATCAATGGGAGCGCCCCGTGGGCCGATGTGATCGCAATCGTGCGCGCAGGCAATGACCGCATCGTCGTGATGGAGATCGCGGAAGTGGAGACCGGCGAGCACCACTACATCACCCCGACCCGCATCATCGAAGGTTTCCGGCGCATCAGTTACGGCCTTACCCGCTACAGCAACAGCGGCTACGCCAACAGTCCTTATGGCGACACCCAGAGTCGGTTCATTCTGTTCGACCGCACCAATGGGGAAGACTCAGACCTGGACGCTCAGGACTTCGACGCGATCATTCAGGCGGGCATCTTCAATGGAGAGCTGGTGTACGGATGAGCGGGAACAAGCACATTCGGGCACAGGCCCATCATCTATTCGTGGCCGCGACAACGCTTGAGCTGGTTGGCGAGCAGAAGCTTGCGAAAGAGGTCGAAGCTGTGGCCGAGAAGCTTCGCGAGAAGGCCGATCGATACGAGGGGACTAAGGCATGAACCGCTCTGAGGCTGTCGAGCTGTACACCAAAGCCCTCAAAGAAGAGATCGAAGGCGTAGACACTCTCGCCGCCTGCCGGTCCTTCTCCGAGCTGCACGACCACACCGACGCCAACATGCTGGCCGACAAGGAACGCGTCCTTATCGAGAAGCACTTCCACGGGGAAGACGTGATGGAGATCGTGGGCGCAAGCCAGGACTTGGTTGACATCTGGCTCGCCAACAAGGACTACGAGTGGGCGACCGTCGATAGGTCCGACGCCAAAGGCGGCTACCCGTGGAAGGGTCGCATCTTCCGCCAACCCAACGAAGAGACGGCAAGGTCTCAGGCGTGGTCTTTCGGCTACACCGTTCTGAAGCGGAAGCCGGGTGAGGAATGGGCTGAGGCGTGATACAAGGCATCTGCATTCGGTGCTTCAAACCCGTCACACCTGAAGACCTTTACCGCGACCCGGACGGCAACCTCTGGGACATCTGCCAAGACTGCTACGAGAAAGACAAGCTCCAATGAAGACCGTCGATCCCACCGAAGACAACATCCAAGACATCCGCGACACACTCGAACGACTGGACGACTGCGACCACGGACAAACGCCGCTGGTCATGTTCCTGCACCACATGCTCGAAGCCCTAGAGGCAGGCAAATCCGTGACACTCTGTGCAACATCTTCGACGGAACGTATCCCCAACCCGTTGCCATGATGTACGATCCGGACATGAAAATCCTCCTAGCATTCACCGCCATCTGCGGACTGCTCGCCGCCATCACCCAATCCGGGGCAGCAATCCTGGGACTGCTAGCAGGAATTTTCATCGCCGGATTCATCGGCATCGTCAAACTCGCACAGGGTGTCGCCGAAGCCGGGGTATCAGCCGACAGAGAAGCCATGCTCGCCAGGGGCATGTCACCCGGTGAGGCCGAGATCATCGCTCAGCTTCGCCAGCAACGCAGAGAAAACTTCTAACAAGAAAACGAGAATGGAGAAACACATGTTCCGCATGAAGATCGCAGGAGTTGTCCTCGCTTTGGGAGTTCTCGCCGGGGCAGGAGCCGGAGCCGCATTCGCGGACGAGCACAAGCCCTGCCGCGTCCCGCTCGCCAACGGCCAGTTCGCACCGTGCCTTCCCGAGTTCCCGCAGGGTCCGGGCGGAATCGGTGGTGGCGCTTTCAGTGGTGACATCCCGCCGTTCGAGCAGATCGGGCCGGACTACAAGCCGAAGCCGAAGCCCGAGCCGACGGAAGAGCCCACGGAGCCGACCGAGCCGACGGAACCGACCGAGCCGACCGAGCCCGAAGAGCCCACAGCCGGAAGCGAATAACCCTCTCAGTTCGCTTCTCCCGAAAGCCCCTAGCCAGTACACCTGGTTGGGGGTTTTCCCTTGTCTACGGGCCTCTCAGGGGCCTGGAATGGGCCTTGCTGCGCCGTGGGATTTGCTGTGAGTGAAAGGGTCGCT